ATTTTTTTTTAGCCCTCCAAAATTCCTTTGTTCTTAAATAATACACTGAGGTTGCGCCTCTCGTATTCTCTCCAATTTTCACCGATTGCAAGCGCTGAGTTTTGCGCCCAAAACGGGACGTCCGCCCGGTCAAGCTGACTAAACAGAAAATGAATAGTTTTATCTGCCTTATCCAAAAATCCGATGTCGTCCGGGTCTTTTTCCCTGCAATAGGAGATCTCTGCCATCCAATATGCAAGGGATTCCAACAGGCCGTATGCCTTTTTATTTGCCGTGTATGTCATTTTGTGCGCCCCCTCAGCTGTTAAGAAATGCAATCATAACGAGTGCGCCGCTAATCATGCCGCCCACATACCAGAGGGCGGCCCACTGGGTTGCATCAAGTACAAGCATATTACTATACCCCCTTGCAATACAGGCCGTTGGTGCGGCAGATGGTGCGGATACGGTTGCAAGCCTGATACAGTGCGCGGGCTTGCACGTCGAGCCACGTTTCCCGGCTGTTGGGGGCGTTCATGCCGCCGTCGGTGCGCTTGAGCTCGGAGGGAGTGCAGACGCGGGCGGCAATGTCGGCGTTATAGCACAGGGAGCAGCCGCCGTTGCTGTACTGCTCCCAGTAGCTTGCGCCGTTGAGCGCCCACCGCTCAAGCTCTGCGCCGTCAATCGGGAGCCGCTCCACGTCATTTGCGCTCCACTGGATATCCTCCAGCAGATCGAGAACGTACATCGTAACGGCCTTATTCCACGCACTGCGATCGTGGCGGGCGTTGAGTTCGGCGCGGATGGTATCTGCAAGTGCGGTGTAATCGATGGTCTTTTTCATGGTTTTTGTCCTCCTGTTTTGGTGGTGGTGTAACACGTTCTTGTGTTGTCTATATAGTAACACATTCTTGTGTTGGCGTCAATGGTTTTGCACACATTCTTGTGTTGAAAATCATTCATGTTTGAGTGTGTCCAAATCTGCACAGTTTCGGACACGTTGCCCGCCGTCCCGATCGCCCGGCGTGGCCTGTCTGGTATCGAGTGCAGACCGGTGCAGCGTGTCCAGCGTCCGGGCGTGTGTGCCGTGCCTTGCATGGTCTGTCCTGCATCTGGCACGGCCTGCCCTGCTGCCTGTGCTGTGCAGTCTGTCCGGGTGCGCTGGGGCTTGGGTCTCCACCGGCGGGGTATATAGCCGCCGCCCAGCCCCGCCCGGTCAGTCTTTCAACCACCGAAAAAATAAAAAAGGCTCAAAAAATCACCCACCCCCTATTGCCAATCTCAAAAATTCCGCCGCAAAAATAAAAAGACCCCTACAAAGGGTCTGTGTTCTGTGCTATACTTGCCTTAGAAGCCTTGAAAGGGAGGAATCTACAATGGCTAAAAGTAAAATGACAACGTGCAAGCACTGTGGTGCAGAGATTGCCGCAAGTGCAAAGGTCTGCCCTCAGTGTGGCGGTAAGAATAAACCGCCCATCTACAAACGCTGGTGGTTCATCGCTATTATCGTACTGATTGTTCTGTCTGCCATTGGCGGCTCTGGTAGCAGCTCTGACAGCTCTGCAAGCAGCAGTAAAGCAACATCTAAGGCAAGTGAATCGACCGCTTCTTCCGTTGCATCTGTTGTGCCTGAAATCAGCGAGGACGATTACAAGGCAGAGTGCCAGACTGTGGACTATAAGGAACTGTGCCGTTATCCTGAAAAGTATGAAGGAACTAAGATTGTAGTCAAGGTAAAGGTCTCGCAGATTATTGACGCAAACTTCTCCGGCAGCGAAAAAGCATGGAGAACCTACACGGACAACAGCGGATACGGATTCTATGCTGATGACGAGTATTATATGTTGGATAAGCGTGGTGGCGATGCCGTGAAGATTCTGGACGATGATATTATCAACGTCTACGGTGAGTTCACCGGGCTTGAAAAAATCACCAGAGCGTTGACCAGCACCACTGATGAACTTCCTCGTATTGAAGTCAAGTACGCAGACCTCGTAGAGGAATAATCGCATAACATAAAAAGCCAGCGGCTAGATGTTCTCTAACCACTGGCTTTTCTTGTAAAATGTTTACTTCACAATTTCATCGTGATAAGGATGGTACTCAACATTTGGCAAGGGCATCCAATACTTCACATCATGCATGATGCACTTGTTGTCCCGGAGCAGAACCGGCTCTATCTCGCCGTTTTCGTCCGCTTCAAAGGAAAGCTGACCGCTATCGACAACCTTTCCGTCACAAGCAATAACAGGCTCGTGGACGCACTCGCCGTAATCAACGGTGCGCCAGAGTTTCAGCATGGTCTCGAAAGCGTAGTTGAGGTATTCCCCCATATCCTGAATCTTATCTGCGGTAAGTATAGTTGTTCTCCTTTCAAACTGCCATCTGGGTCTGGCTATTGACGTTCTGAATCATCATCACGGTGTTTGCACAAGGCCGCCACCGTTCGATGTAAGCAACAGCATTGTCAAAATCCTTGCGAGGAACGTTGCTGATGCTGTTCACATGAAACCAGTCCTGTGCATCCTTGTTGCATTCACTGTAAACCTTGCACCTGGTGGACTTGTCAAGGTATGCAGGAGATGTCTTGCCGCCAAGTGCTTCAACCACGACACGGTTTACCGCACGGCGAAGTGCCCGCTGCTGCTCGTAGTCCACCGTCATGTTGGTTTCAAGAGCAGAGATACGCTTTTCATGCTGCATGGAACGGTTGTCCAGAACAAAGATTGCTTGCAGCTCTTTGGATGCCCCTGCGAATTGGTTGACTGACACATTCTTCTCAAGGTCAATCAGCTTTTGACGAATCTCCATGCCCTCAGGTGTCCGCTGAATCATTGCAATGTGCTTTGCCATGTCAAGGCTGAGAATGTGCTCAATGGAGCGCCCTCCGTTTACTAGATTTTTAGTAAACGATGAATAGTCGATGTTTTCTTTAAACCCATAAGCGGACATATTTGCAAACCAGTCATTATAACGAGACTTGATTTTGAGCCGCTCGTGCAGTTCCCGACCAAGCACAACCTTTTCACCGGTGTCGGTGTCGTACACAGGGATAACATCTTCGGAGAAGATTCGGATGGTTTCAAGATTATTATTCATAGAAATTTAGCCTTTCTATCTTGCGAGAATAGGCCATCTCTGGTATAATAACCCAAAGAGGGTCTATACTCTCTGAGTGTTTCATAAGACGTTCGCTGTGGTCGCCAAACTTTAGCGGGCGTCTTATTCTTTTTCTTCATCGGGCATGGGGTACTTCTCAAGGTAAGCATCGCGGACGGCCTGTGACAGCGATACGCGGCACTTCTTGCAGTGCTCCACCAGCAGTTCATACTGACGATCAGTGAAACCAACGGCTACCTGATGGCGGTATGCTTCGATGTAGGGGCTTCTTGCCATGTTCTTATCTCCTTTCTTTGAGGTGCATTAAATGTAATCGCAAAATGTAGTAAAGTCAAGCGGAAATAGACCTACGAAACACTACATTTAGTGTTCGTTCATCTTGACAAACCACTTTCTACGTTTTGCACAAAACTTAGCCCTTATTTTTGGATGCTCCCGCTTCGTACCCTGCCCGGTAGTTCAGTTCGGACAGCTTACCCAGCGCTTCTGCGTACTCCCTGTCCTCGCTGGTCGGCTCTTTGCCGTGTGCGAGCGTTTTCAGAAATTCTTCGGTTGTCGTGGGAAAGTTCATGTTTTTTTGCTCCTTTCTATTGCAGAAGTCGTTTGCTTCTGCTATAATAATTGACAGAAACCGAGACTGCGCCCTTGGTTGCGCAGCTTCTGTTTTGTGGTGGAATAGGTCGTCAGTGCTACTTTGGTCGGTATGCTGACGGCCTATTTTTTATGCCACAAAGGATAAATCTACCATTGCTGGCTGATTCATCGTGTGTTCTGCTGTTTTAGATTATAGACGCTTGGTATATAGTTGTCAACAGCCCAATTTGTATAATTTGTATCAGATATTTCTGATTTTTACTCATTCTAACGTAAATTTATGTTATTTGATAATGATTTTGTAAACGGATTAGTTTACTTTAATGGTAGTACTCGAAAGTATATTTTTCGATAATTCGTAAGGCTGCTATTCAAGTATACAGTTTGTAAAGCAACGAAAAAGTTTACAGCCGTTTGACCACCCTATTGATAATAAAAATTTCGCAAAAAACACAAGAAGATGTTGACATAAACATAAGAATGTGTTATCATTGAGCTGAAAGAGAGGCTCAAAGAAAATGGCAGAAAAGAAAAAGGGCGGCGCAACCAAAAATAAAGTCAATTCCGGGGACATTCTTCGCTCCGTTATGAAAATCAGAGGATATACTTCTGCATCTCTTGCGAGGCAAATGAAATATGAAGTTTCTTCTTATGTAACAAACCGTGTTAATGCGGATGATTTGAAGCTGTCCACAATGGCAATGCTCTTGGAAGAGATGAAATACCAAATCGTGATTCAGCCTATTGGTGCTGATGTTGCATCGGATGAATTTGTTCTCAAGGTTCTTGAAAGAGACGGTGAATCTGAATGATCTACGGTTACGCTCGTGTCAGTTCCGCTGGACAAGCTATTGATGGCAACAGTCTTGAAGCTCAGTCGGAACTTCTGAAAGCTAACGGCGCACAGAAAATCTTTTCGGATGTTTACACCGGCACGAAGCTGCATCGACCTGAACTGGATAAGCTGATGGCTGAAATCCAGCCGGGAGACACGCTGATCGTGGCGAAGCTTGACCGTATTGCTCGTTCTGCCAAGAATGGTCTTGAACTGATAGACCAGTTCATTGATAAGGGCGTTTCGGTGAACATCCTGAACATGGGGGTTATGAACAACTCCCCCACCGGCAAGGTCATTCGTACTGTGATGCTTGCATTCGCCGAGTTTGAGCGTGACATGATTGTTGAGCGCACCAGAGAGGGCAAGAAAATTGCCAGTCAGCGCCCCGATTACAGAGAAGGCCGCAAGCCCATCGAGTATGACCGCAACCTTTTTGATGTTCTTCACGAACAGGTGGAGAAGCGCATTCTCACGGTCACAGACGCTGCCAAACAGCTTGGTGTGACCCGCCAGACATGGTATCGGATTGCTGAACAGAGAAAGGCTGTATAATATGCAGGGAAAAGAACTGATTGTTAAGAATGGCAGCATCACACTGCGGTCTATGCTTGATTTTGGTGGATTCCTTGAAATCAAGCAGTTCTTGGAAGCCTGTCATTCGGAAAACTGCACCGTGACCTTTGCAAACGAGGAAATTGTCATTTTTCCGAATGAATACGATGCTACTAAAGATGCTCTCGTCTTTATTTACGGTACACTGGCAGAAAGACACAGTATTATCGAAAAGTATCTCCGCTATAAGCTGATGCTAAGAGATGAACAACCAAAACCTACTTTACATAGTCAGAGAAAGGAATAAAACATGAAACCCGTAAAATTGTCAGAACAGAGTTTGAAACTCATTGAAACGCTGTGTGATTACACTGACAAGCCCGATATTCTCAACGCTGTTTCGGACGCTTTGTATTACGATGCGGACGAGCTGAAACGAAGGCTTAACCAGCTTGCAGAAGAAGTTAAATAAACCATACATTCCGTCCGTTAAAATGAATTTTGGCAAATAATTTTCCAAAACAGCATTATAAAACCGAATATTTAATTTTTGTGCAGTTGTAGGCACTCTTTACATTTTCAGGTAGGGGGTGCCTATTTTTTTATGCAACCAAAGCAGTGTATCGCCATCATTGACAGCATCAAAGCGTATGCAAAGCAGAATCCGACCGAAGCACAGGTCTACGAGGACTGGTTTCAGGCGGTGGTGAACCTGAGAGATGCCCTGTCGCAAGACAAGCGGTTCGATGCCTACAAATACTCTGGTGAGTTACGCTCAGTCTGCGCAGCCATGATGGGTAAGATGAAAACAGGCGAGGACGTGGCGAAGGTCTATGACATTATCGGCCGGACGTACCTGTTTGAAGCAAAGGATGTGTTCGACAGCTATTGTATCTACCTTGAATGGAACCGTGCGCCGGAGAAGAAGTTCTATCAGCCGCGCAGAAAGGTACTTCTGACGCTGGTTCGTGACCTAGAGGACTTGTTTTTCCATCGTGTAGAATTTCTGGGAGTAAGCCAACCTCCGAGAACTGGAAAAAGTACGCTCTGTATATTTTTTATCACATGGCTGATGGGCAACCGCCCTGACGTTGCATCGGTTATGAGCGGACACTCTGACAAGTTGACAAATGGCTTCTACGGCGAAGTGCTTTCTATCATCACTGACCCCGTGACCTATAACTGGGGCAAAATTTTTCCTGACGTTCAGCTTGTGGACAAGAGCGCAAAGGACGAAAGCGTTGACCTGAATCGAAAGAAGCGCTTTCCAACCCTGACTTGTCGTTCCATCGGCGGCACGCTGACTGGTGCTGTTGAAATTGGCGAGGGCGGCGTTCTGTACAGCGATGACTTGATCGAGGACTTGGAGGAAAGCCTAAACGTTGAGCGTCTGAACAACAAGTATGATGCCTATCTGAACCAGCTGAAAGACCGTAAAAAGCAAGGCGCATTGGAACTGATGGTTGGTACACGTTGGAATGTGCTTGACCCTCTGGGTCGCATCCAGAACCAGTATGCAGACAACCCGAAGTACCGATTCCGGGTGATTCCTGCGGTGGACGAGAACGGACACAGCAACTTCAATTATGACTATGGCGTGGGCTTTGACGATGCCTACTATGCCGATATGAAAGCCAGCATTGACGATGCGACATGGTGGGCAAAGTACATGGGAAAGCCCTATGTGCGTGAAGGTCTGCTGTTCCCTGCTGATGAACTGCGGTATTTCAACGGCGTTCTGCCTGACGGAGAGCCTGATCGTAAGCTCATGGTCATGGATATTGCATGGGGCGGCGGTGACTTTACCGCCTGTCCTATCGCCTATGTGTACGGAGATGCCGTGTTTATTCCTGACCTTGTGTTCAATAATGGCGATAAAACAGTGACCAGACCGGAGGTTGTTGGCAAAATCATCCAGCATAAAATCAACGTGGTGCGCGGCGAAGCCAACAACGGCGGTGATGAATATTGTGACGTGGTAGACAGCCAGCTCCGGCAGCAGGGCTATCACTGCTCTGTTCGCAGCCAGCGTGCGCCTAGTGGGCAGAGCAAGCTGTCAAGAATCATCCAGTATGCGCCGGACATCAAACGGTTTTACTTCCTTGACGAGAAACACCAGTCGAAAGAGTACAAGGCATTCATGGAACAGGTGACGATGTTCACGCAGCTTGGCAAAGTTCCGCACGATGATGCACCGGACAGTCTGGCACAGCTTGCCGATGAATTGTATAACGGAATCAGTAAAATTGAGCCTGTCAAGAGGCCATTTTGATTAAAAACACAATATATTGTGTTCGCTGGGTCTATTTATTTGATTTCACCACTTGACAAGGCTTATAATGTACGCAGGAAGTTTTGCAGCTTCCCTTAAAGGAATAGCTTGCACACGAGTTTTTTTCATTTTACTCGCGTGCGTATCAACAAGCATATTCCTCCTTTCACCGGTGGAGGTTTTCTCACTCTTTCGCCTTCACCGGACTTTATATGTTGCGTTTCCAATTGTAAGGGGAATGCCAGCCTGTCTCCCCCACGGCTGGCAAGCAACGGTTCGATTCCGTTACGCAGCACAACCAACTACCTAGCTTTGCGTGGCTTTCTATTCTCTGAATCTCCCACCGCTATTCCCGGCTCTCGATGCAATGGTTAGGCATGACATTGCAAAGAGCAGCGGTTAACCAATCAAGCCGGGTTTCTATGTTGCATTAGCTCAGTTAGGCTAGAGCATCCGGCTCATAACCGGACATACATTGGTTCAAATCCATTATGCAGCACCAAAATTGCAGCCGACCCGTTGACTGTCCGTCAAACTGAATGTAAAGGCTGCAATGGTTTTCTTCGGGCGAAGAATAGCACGGCTGGAAGTGCGAACAGTTTCCCAGTAGCTTCTGACAGGTCTGTGCTCAACAGCCTGTTTCCAGAAATTCAACGAAAGGAGCGCTCATGCTAGTTAGAATCTGTTGCCCTTGTATCAGGCAAAACCCAATCTATAAGAACGTTCGCTGCAATCGCTATCTTGGCGAAGTGGACGGACGATACCATTTCAAGTGTGACAGATGCAAGGGCGTTATCGAAGGAGACACAAGGGAAGGATGGGTGAAAATCATCCATCAGCCAGAAAAGTAAATAGCTTTTGAAGCGCAGTTTTGGCGCAGTGAGATAGACCTTAACAGGTTTGTCTTGCTGCGCTTTTTATTTTGCAGGAAAGGAGGAAAACATGGCTGAGTATCAGATGGTCGTTGGCGGCTTTTTGAATGAGCCGTTGACCGGACGCAGACCGATTGAAACGCCGGAGACGGAAATCAATGAAGCGAACGTGCTGAAAGTGGTCACGGGCAAGGCAGAGCCTATTCATCTGCTGAATAAGAACGAGATTCGCTTTCTGCACAACTACTACTTGGGCAATCAGCCTGTCCTCCAGCGCACGAAGGAATACCACGCTGAAATCACCAACCGCATTGTAGAGAACCATGCCAACGAGTGCGTTGGCTTCTACACAGGCTACATGAGTGGCACTCCTTGCTCTTATGTGCGGTCTGAAACGGCAACTGGTGACGGTGAGGAAATCGCCCGCCTGTCCAACGCCTTGCAGTATGAGGGCAAGGATGCGCTTGATCGGCGGCTCTGGCAGTGGATGTTGGAGTGCGGACAAGGATACCGCATTGTTCTTCCTGACAAGGGGTACAACGGCAACTACCCGGACGAAACGCCACTGCTGGTGGACGTTCCTGACCCGGATATGGCTTATGTGATTTACAACTCCGGCATCGGGCATAAGCCCATCGCCAACGTGCTGCACATCCCACGCAATTATCAGAATGACCTGAACGACCTGATTTGCGTGTATACGCCAAACCAGTACTTTGAAATCGACAACGGCAAGGTTACGAAAACAGAGAACCATTCTCTTGGGATGTTGCCGATGGTCGAATACAAGCTGAACCCGGAGCGAATGGGTTTGTTTGAACCGGCAATCCCTGTGTTGGATGCCATCAACGACCTTGAAAGCAACCGTTTGGACGGTGTGGCGCAGTTCATTCAGTCCATCATGGTTTTCACCAACTGCCTTGTGGACAAGGATGCTCTCGACCAAGTAAAAGAACTTGGCGCAATGTGCCTGAAATCCACCGCTGGTCTGCCCGCTTCTGTTTCTCAGATTGCAAACGAGCTTGACCAGCAGCAGAGCCAGACCTTGCTTGATTCCATGTTGAACGTGTACCGCAGTCTGACTGCCATGCCTAGTGCCACTGGTAGCGAGAACGCAACGTCCGACAACGTGGGCGCTGTCATCGTCCGCAACGGCTGGAATCACACCGAAGCAAGGGCGCAGCAGTACGAGAATATGTTCAAGTATGCTGAACGCCAGAGCTTGTCTGTGATGCTCAAAATTCTGCGTGACACGGCTGGTTCTAAGCTAATGGCAAGTGACATCAACATCAAACTGCCACGCCGCCAGTACGACAACCAGCAGAGCAAGGTTCAGATTTTCGCACAGATGATTCAGCAGCCAATTGACCCGCAGTTGGCGTTCACTACGCCCGGTTTGTTCCCTGACCCACAGGCTGCTTACGAAATGAGCAAGCCTTTCCTGATTGCTTCTGGCAAGCTGGGCGAGGATGGGAAAGCACCGAAGCCGCAGGAACAGCCCGCCAACCATATTGCCGACAACGGCAAAATGGTTGGCAATCAGGCTGATGGAAAGGAAAGCGACGATGTATAAGGGCAGAGCACTTTCAAGAGCAGAGATGGCTTTATTTCAACATATTTACGATTCACTTTCATATGCAGAAAAGCTGATTTTGCAAATTGAGCCGAATCGAGAAAGAAGCATTGCGCTTACTCACCTTGAAGAAGCCGCTCTTTATGCCAATGTAGCGATTGCTCAAACAGAGCCAAAAGAGCCTTCTAAAGAACGGCTTGAACTTTTCAAAAAGATTCTAAGCAAAATCGACAATGAAACAGAGGGCGAATAGCCCTTTGCCATAAACACGGCAGGGAAGCCGGGATACAAATTTCGCAGCGTTGCAGGGAAGCAACGGTAAAAAAACGCAGGAGGAAATTAACGATATGAACTACAAAGCGTTACTTGGTGATGCCTACAAAGAGGGCATGACCGCCGATGAAATCATTTCTGCGCTTGAAAAGGTTGCAGACCCTAACGCAGAGATCGAGAAGCTGCGTAACGCCGTGACGAAAGCCAACGGCGAAGCTGCTGAGTACAAGAAGCAGCTCAAGGCAAAGCGTACCGATGACGAGAATGCCGCACAGGAACAGGCTGACAAGCTGGCAGAGATGCAGAAGCAGATTGAAGCCCTGACCGCCGACAAGGAGAACCTCGTCAAGGAAAAGACCCTTGCATCTTACCGTGAGAAGTTCGTTGCACAGGGCTATGACGCTGAACTTGCCAACAAGGCTGCATCTGCACTGGCTGACGGTGACATGGACAAGGTGTTTAAGTTCCAGTCGGAGTTTATGACCGCCCACGACACCGCATACAAGGCTTCCCTGCTGAAGGATATGCCCACACCTCCGGGTGCGGATGGCAATGGCGGTTCTGACAGCGAGGGCGTGGCATTTGCCAAGAGCCTTGCACAGCAGAACGCAAATACTTCCAAGGCATCGAGTGACGCAATGAGTGCTTTCCATTAACAAGGAGGAAAACATGAAGTTTACCCGAAACACGGTCAACGGAATCAACGATACCATCCTTGCTTCCAATGACTACACCGCCATCCCCTTTACCGTGACCGAAACTGCTGCGGTTAAGGCTGGTTATCCCATGACCAAAGCTGGCAAGAAAGCAACCTCTGCCACCGCAGACGGCATTCTGTTGTATGACGTTGACCCGGCAGAGAATCCCAATGCTTCCCTGCTGATTCGTGGCGTTATCGACACCAAGAAGGCCGCTGCAAGCTCCGGCTTTACCTATGATTCTGATGCGATCACTGCGCTTAAGACTGCCATTCCTGGCATCTTCTTCCGTGACAACATCAGCGTGAACGCTTGATAGGAGGTAAAACAACATGGCACTGAATCTTAAGGAAGTCTTTGCCCCGGCTGCGATTGCCGCCTATTGGACGAATGACCCCACCAATGCGATGCCCTTTGCATCTGACGCACTGTTCCCTGCTAAGAAGAAGGCCGGTCTCGACCTGAAGTGGCTGCGTGGTCACAAGGGTGTTGGTGTTTCTCTGATGCCCAGCGCATTTGATGCAAAAGCCACCTTCCGTACCCGTGAGGGCTTCAAGTTTGACGAGACCGAGATGCCGTTCTTCCGTGAGGGCTACCATCTGGGCGAGAAAGACCGTCAGGAAATCCTGCGTGTTCTGGACAGCAATGACCCCTATGCTCGTGATGTGATGAACCGCCTGTACGATGACACCGCACAGCTTATCACTGGTGCTCGTATCGTACCTGAGCGCATGATCTGGCAGTTGCTGGCTCCCGCCAATGGCGTTCCCGGCATCACCATCAAGGCAAACGGCGTGAACTACACCTACAACTACGATCCGGACGGCGGTTGGAAATCCACCAACTTTAAGGATATCAGTGGTGTCGCCAAGTCTAAGTGGTCTGCTGCAACCGCTACTCCCATTGCTGACCTGAACGCCGCAAAGGATGCTGTTCTGGCAAGCGTTGGCGAGGTCGTGACTGAGGTGTACATGAACACTGCTACCTTCCGCAACATGATTGCTGCGGACGAGGTGAAGAATCGGTTCATGACGGTCACCGCAAAGGCAAACGCCGTTCTGCTGGATGCTGAAGCACGGCAGATTATCGAATCTGCAACCGGTCTGACCATCCATCTGTACGACAAGATGTTCAAGGCAGACCAGTACAGCGCAAGTGAGAAGTATCTGCCTGACGGCATGGTGGTGGTTGCTCCTTCCGGCGCTCTGGGCAGCACTTGGTACGGCACTACTCCTGAAGAGGCCGACCTGCTGTCTGGCCAATCTGGCGCATCCGTGTCCATCGTGAACACCGGCGTTGCCATTACCACTGAGCTGACCATTCACCCGGTCAACGCAAACGTCTACGCTTCTGAAATCGTCCTGCCGTCCTTTGAACGTATGGACGCTGTGTACTGCATCAAGGCTTACTAAGGCGAAAGGAGGAAAGCAGCATGGGAGATCAGTATTCCGAAGCGGCAGTCAAGCTGGGGCAGTACATCGCCCCTGCACTTGACCGTGAAATTACGGACGAGGACTACCCACTCTTCGACCTGCTGCTTGATTTCGCCAAAGACAAGATATTCGCGCAGGGCTACCCATTCGGCAACAGACCGGACGAGTTGCCCTCGCAGTATCAGTCGTTGCAGATACGCATTGCAGCGGAACTGTACAACCACATCGGCGCAAACGGACAGACGAGCTACACCAACAATGGCATTACTCGTGTGTGGGAAAGCTCCGATGTGGCACAGTCCCTGCTAAATGAAGTGGTTCCGAGAGTAGGTGTTATCGGCTGATGTTCAATGGAAGCCCGCTGGATAAACGCCCGCTGTGGTATTCAAACCCGGTCGGTGAGAAAACGCCTGTTGTGGACGAGTGGGGAAATGAGACTGGCGAATCCGCATACGAATCGTGGAGTACCCCAGCAAAACTGATGCTGAACGTCAGCCCGCCTACCGGTTCTGCGGAAGCAAACCCTTTTGGAGCGTTCACGGATTACAGTTACGTTGTCAGTTCGTCCAGCAAAAAGCGCAACACACCGCTTTATGAAGGTACGCACGTCTGGTTTCAGACAGACGTTTCAAAGCCCTTCAATTACACTGTGGTCAAGGTCGCAGAGCATATCACAGACACGTTGTATGCGCTGAAAGAGGTGGCTGCAAGTGAAAATTAAAGTGAGGTTGAGCGATGCCGGATTTCGTGATGCGGAACGTCAGATACAGGAGTACAAAGCCATCCTGAACAAAAAGGCGCAGGAGTTTGCAAAGGCGTTGGCTGACAAAGGGCTTGACGTGGCAAAAGTTCGTTTTGCGAACGCACAGTATGCTGGTAGCAACGATGTTTCTTGCCATGTTGAGCAGAACGGAGCCGCCTGTTCCATTATTGCAGAGGGCAAGTCGGTTGCTTTTATCGAGTTTGGCACTGGCGCACATCACAACGGATATGGCGGTGAGTTGCCGCCCGGTGTTGGGGCGCATGGCTCCTACGGTAAAGGGCAAGGCGCAAACCGCAGATGGTACTACTACGGCGAACCCGGCAATGCTGGCACACCCGTCAAACAGGTGGATGGTAAAGGTCAGTTGAATTACACCGATGGTAACGAGCCAGCTATGGCTATGTGGGGAGCTGTTGAGGAAATGGCTTCTCAGGTTGAAGCAACGTGGAGGGAGGTTTGGAATAGTTGATTGATTATTTCAATTCTATCTTCACGTCCGTTGCTAAGGAGCTGCGAAAGCAAGTGCCCGGCATCTTCGTCACCGGTGAAATCAATGACAGCAACGTCAAGAAGTTTCCGTGTGTGCAGATAGAGGAAAATAGCAACCTTCCTGTGCACATTGATTCTGCCGGTCACAGCAAGTACGCTGCCGTTTCCCTGCGTGTGCGGGTCTACTCCAATAAGAACACCGGACGCATTGCAGAAGCACGTTCCATCGTTGGCGTCGTGGATTCTGTTCTTGAACCGCTTAAATTTTATCGCAAATCGTTTGCCCCGTTGAATGGGCTGTACAACAATTCCGTCTATCGGATTGATTGCAGCTACGGGGCAACAATCGGAGAGGACGGAATGATTTACCGAAACTAAGGAGGTAAACATTCTATGAGTACTGCTATCTCCGGTCTGAATACCACCCTGTATTGTGGCGACAGCGCAACCGCTCTGACGAAGCTGTGCGACATCAAGGATGTGCCCGACCTGATCTCTGAGCCGAACCTTCTGGATGCCACCACCTTGTCTGATCCCATGCAGGTCAACATCTTTGGCATCATCCAGAGCGACACCAAGTCTTTCACCGCCAACTACAACAAGGCTGACTATACGAAGGTCAAGACCGCTGGCTATGATGAGACTTCCGAGAGCAACGCCGTGAAGTACTACGCCCTGAAGATGCAGGACGGCTCCGGCTTCACTTGGCAGGGTATGCATCAGGTTGGCCTGTCCGGCTTTGGCGTTGACGAGGTTGTGGAAATGACTATCAACTGCATCTTCACCAAGAAGCCTGAGTTCAGCGAGACCCTGACTGTCACTGGCGGCTAAACCGCAAAAATCGAATCAATCAAACCGGGCAGAACTGAACAACGGATTTGGTTCTGCCCCTATTTATAAAGGAGAGCATTTATTATGGCTGCTAAAGTTATCAACTTTCATTCCCCCGATGGCAAGAACACTTACGAGCTGACCTTCACTCGTGACAGCGTGGAAGCCACCGAACGCGCAGGCTTTCAGATTGGCCAGTACACCCAGATGACCAATCTGCTGTCCAACTCCCGTGCCTTGTTCTACGGTGCTTTCATCGCGCGGAACAAGGGCATCAAGCGCAAGGTCGTTGACGAGATGTTCCAGCACATCGAGGATAAGGAAGACCTTATGGGCATTCTGCTTGAGATGTTCATGGACGCTTCCAAGTCTCTGCTGGCAACTGACACTGAGGACAAGACCGCAAAAAACGCAACGTGGGAGGTTGTGTAACTGCACAATCTCAAGAAACAGACGGAGAGGGAGAACCATTCTCCTTTTCCAAGCTGTTCCACGATGTAGAAGCCTATTACATCTCCATTGGTATGACCTATGACCAGTTCTGGTACGGCGATGTCTGGCTGGCGAAGGCCTACCGTGACGCAGAGGAGCTGCGGGAACGCAGAGCCAATGCTGAAGCGTGGAGAAACGGCTTTTACATGGCATCTGCGCTTTCCTCTACGGTTGGCAATATGTTCCGAAAGAAAGGGTCTAAACCCATCAAGTACATGGATAGACCGCTTCCCCTTACCCAAAAGGAGAAAGACGAGTATGAATACCAACGCGCAGTTGAGGCGCAGGAGCGAATCAAGAGAATGATGTTCTCTATGATGGAAAGTGATGGTGGTAGTGATGGCTGATGTTGATATTACGAGCTTATCCGTAGAGATTTCTGCGGAATCGCAGGGTGCAGAGCTTAATATCGACAAGCTCGCTACCGCCATTTCTAATTTGCGCACAAAGGGCAACGTCACAAAGGTTGTGAACAGCCTTGACAAGCTGGCCGGTTCCATTGCAACACTGAAACAGGCATCCGCTGGAATGTCCGGGCTGGACAAAATTACCAGCTTCCTGAATGGGCTTTCTAACGTCAACACGACTGCAAGCGCAAAGAGCATCAACACGGTCGTGAATGCAATCAAGAAGATTCCTGCGGCTGTGTCTGGCTTGAACGGCGTGGACTTTTACTCCATGTCTGGAAGCATTACTCAGCTCACTAACGCTTTGGCTCCACTGTCCATTCTGGACGCATCGAACCTTAAAGCTCTTGGCAGCGCTTTCAATGCGATCGGAAAGGTTCCTGACCTGACCGACAAGCTGAAAGCGACTGACCTTGATTCTTTTGCAAGCTCTTGTCAGAAGATTTCTGCTGCTCTTGCTCCCCTTGCATCTCAGCTTGACAAGGTAGGCAACGCCTTTGCAAAGCTGCCGCCACAGTTGAGCAAGGTTGTGACACAGGCAAACCGTGTGACTGCTGCCAACGAAAAGCAGCGCAAGAGCTATCTCAGCCTGTCCAATCAGATGAACGGCTTTATGCGGAACATGGCAAAGCTGGTCTCGCTGAAAGCCATTGCTGAGTATCTTGGCAACGCGGTTGCGAAGTTTAACGATTTCTATGAAGCAACAGACCTGTTTCATAATGCTATGGGCAATTTGAGCGGTGAAGCCGATACGCTCATTAGCAAGATGCAGGGCTTTCTTGGCGTTGACCCGACCAAAGCGATGACCTACATGGCTACCATCCAGAGCTTGGGCACTTCGTTTGGTCTGGCCAGCGACAAAGCATACATTCTGTCTAAGAATCTGACCCAGCTTGCCTATGACGAAGGCTCCTATTGGAACAAGGACGTTGCAGAGACCTTTACTGCAATGTCCTCCGCAATATCTGGCGAGATTGAGCCTATTCGCCGTTTGGGCGTTGACCTGTCTCAGGCACGGTTACAGCAGGAACTTCTTGCTTTGGGCTTTAACAAGCAGGTTTCTAGTCTGTCTCAGGCAGATAAGGCAGTTCTGCGTTACATTGCCATTATGAAGCAAACTGCCAATGTGCAGGGCAACCTTGCACAAACCATCCAAAGCCCTGCAAACCAGATTAAGATTCTGAAAGCTCAGCTTGATATGCTAGCGAAGTCTGTTGGTTCTCTGCTCTACCCTGCCCTGAAAGCCATTCTCCCCCCGCTGATTGCCGCTGTTCAGCTCATTCGAGAATTTGTTGAGTGGGTGGCAAAGCTGATGGGCGTGAAGGTCGTGTTCACTGATTTCACTAAAAGCGCTGACAGCGTTGGTGGCATTGGTGACGCAATGGATGACACGGCAGATTCGACAAAGAAAGCCGCCAAAGCCCTCAAGGATTACACGATGGGCTTTGATGAACTGAACATTATTGATCCAACGCAGGGAAGTTCCGGCTCTGGCAGTGGCGCATCCGCTGGCAACATCTTGGGCGATGTAGACCTGTCCGGCTACGATATGTTCAAGGACTACATCGGTACGACGATTGATGAAGTCAAAGCGAAATTGGAAAAGTTGGCTCCTTTGGTTGCTGGTATCGCTGCCGGATTTGCAACGTGGGCTATTGGCAACGCTTTGATGGATGCTCTTAGCAAAATCAAAGGCGACGGAACCTTGATTGAGGGCATTCTCAAACTTTGGAAGTCTCCCATTATGGGAGCAGCTGTCGCTGTTGGCATCATGGTTGCTCGTTTTGTTGACCTATACCAAAACAGTGAGGCGTTCCAAAAAGGCCTTGAACGTGTTCGAGCTATGATTTACCTTGCTGCGGAAGGGCTTAGGCAGGGTTGGAATATATCACTCACAGATGGAAAACTCGGAGAATCCATCAAATACCTGAAAGAATCTTTTTCTAACTTAAAGCAAGTAATCTGGAATCTCATTCCAGAAAGTTGGCAGGAGGGCATTTCTTCTGCGTTCAAAACAATCTCTAACGTTGTAAAAGGCCTTGATCTTGATGTTGGTGATTTAATTACAACACTTATGGGCATCGGTCTTATTGTTAGCGGTCATCCTGTAGCCGGTCTTGCTGTTCTTGGTTTTGAAGCTATCACTGTTGCAGTTCGTGGTCTTGGTAGCGAAAGTCAAAAAGAAGCTTTTGAGATGGAAACGGACTGGTTCAATGCTTTCAAGTCTATGGGCGAAAAAGTTGCTGATTTTGTAGGTGGCGCAATTACAGCCATTGGAAATCTTATCAATGATTTCGCAATTTTTATTGGATGGATTCAGAACGGTGTTTCCGAAACTGACAGGCTTGACTTACAGATGAACGGTAACTTCATCGAGAATGCCGTTATGGGCATTGCTCAGCTGATTCACGATGTCGGAGTGTTTGTCGGATGGATTACCAATGGAGTGAGTGAAACCGACCGTCTTGATATTCAGATGAACGGTAACTTCATCGAAAAGGCGGTTCTTGGTTTTGCTGACCTTATCAATTGGGTAAAGGATGTTGTTACATGGTTCGTACATCTCGATGAACACGTCGAAAACGGTGCGAGAGCTGTTCGTGGATTTATTGATGATATCAAAACGTGGGCAAAAGATGCCGCAAAAGCTGCTTCCGATATGGTAACAGCCGTTGCAAATGCTATTGCTTCTCTTCTTTCCAAAATGTTTGAAGCAGGCAAAAACATTTGGCGGGGCCTCGTAAATGGTATCAAAAGCGGCATTGAAACCGCAAAAGGCGCTGCGGCAAATCTTGCAAAAGCTATCATTGACAAGTTCACGACAGATACTGAAATTCACTCTCCCTCCGCTCTGTTTGAGCGCTTTGGTAAATTTATTGACCAAGGCCTTGCAAACGGTATCACTGCAGCACTTCCTTACGTTGAACAAGCTATGACCAATCTGGCAAACGTTGTTCAGCAGAAGGGCAACGAGATGATTGACTATGGCGCAGACGTTGCAAATGGCTTTGTTGATAACATGGTCAATACGTTTGACGCAAAGTGGAATGAAATCGACAACGGTCTCAAGAGCGACTTCATTGGCACGATTAAGGGCATGATCGATGCGGTCAAGAAAGGCGATATCCAAACCGTCGCCGAAAACACAGCAGCCATCATTTGGAAGGCAATGGGGGAAGAGAACCGAAAACAGGTCAAGTCTTACGCTTCTGACTTGGTTTCCAATCTCACCAGTGCTCTTAAGACCGTTGGTTCCAAAGTGGTTTCTTCTGCAAAACTCGTCGGAAACAACATCTTAGCTGGGATTACTTCAAAATTTGGAGAAATTTCCACGCAGGTTGTAGGTCTCGGCAGCAAGATTTCAACGTCTTTTTCCGCTTTGATCGGGCCAATCTCAGCATCCGGCAGAGCAATCAGTCTCGGACTTTCTTCTGGCGTTTTAAGTCAGTTCCCGTCTATCATCGCTGGCATTGCCGGGCTTATCGGTCAAATTGGAGCTGCATTTATGGGCATCTTGCAGACGATCGGCAGCGTCTTGACATCTCTTGGCATCCCAACTGGTGTCATCATGATCGCTGGCGGCGTCGCAATTGCAGCCGCAATTGCAGGAATTGTCGGAACGCTTGTCGGAAAGCACGGAACAAGCTCCAGCCCGTCCGTAGACAATAACTACTCGAGCTACCCTGGCACGAGCGATTATGATTCCGCCAATGGCTCCAATACATCTTCCGGTAGTTATTACCCAAGTTCTTCCAATAGCGGAGCGAGCTCCGCAGAACTCCGTAGTGCCGTCCACGATGGGTGTTATAACGCATTCCTTGACATCTTCCAGCGGTACGGAGACGAGCTTACCGGAGGGAAAGAGCTCAAGATTTACCTTGATGGTAAGCAAATCACTGCGTCCGTTGAGAAACGGCAATCTGAGCGTGGGTTCCAGATTATGGGAAACGAAGTTTACAGCTACTAAGGAGGTTTACGTTTTATGCAATCTCTCGTCACAGTAAATGGCAGAGAGCTGCCTGAGCCTTCCTCCTACGACGCTACAACAAGCACTATAGTCGATTCTGGACGAAACGTACAAGGCAAAGTCGTTGGGTCTGTTGTGCGGCCCGATGTTGCAAAGATTTCCCTGAAATGGAATTATCTCACTGCTAGACAGTGGGCGGACATTATCGAGCCGTTCACCACAAACTTTTATTGCACAGTTCGGTTTTATAACCAGGCGACAGCAAGTTACACGACAAGGCAGATGTACGTCTCCGATAGAACTGCTGGAATGTGGAGGAGGTCTCCGTCCAACGGAAACGTTATGGGGTGGGAAGGAGCAGCTCTCAGCCTCGTTGAAGTTTAAGAGAGGTGATTATTCATGGGCTTTCTGCCTTCCGACAAGTGGCTTGAGCAATACGACAAAACACTTGTTCCGGAGATGTTTGTTCGCATCACTTACCACGTCTCTGACGATAAGGCCCAAGCAGACGCCATTGCCAGCTCTTCCAACCAGGCTTTATTCAGCAACACGTTGTCTGTCACAGACCTGGATTCTGCTTCTTTGGCCAATTATGCCACCGGAGAACCTAATTTGTGGGTCCTTGACGGGAGCAAACTTTTGGTCCCAGGTTCAGAGCCATACGAGAACGCTGGGTATTTAAGTATGGATTGTGTTTCTGACACAAACCATCCGATTATCACTTTCTCTTTTAGCAAACTTCACTCTGAAAAAATCCCAGGGGTTACAATCATATGGTCGTCTGCTTTAAATGAATTTGCAAAATCTTTTAGGTTGGCGGCTTATAGCGGAAAGGAGCTAGTTGCGTCAAAACAAATTGACGATAACCAGTCGGTTGAATCCTCTGTAGATTTTGAGATTTCTGGGTATGATTCAATTACCCTTGAAATTTTGGAATGGTGCATCCAAGGCCGTAGAGCTAGAGTAGAACAAGTTGAATTCGGCCAACGTATTCAATTTAACAAAGCAGACTTGCTCTCCTATACGCACGAATCGAAACGCGACCCGGTTTCCGGTCAGCTTTCCAAGGATTCCGTTTCGTTTTCCGTCGATAATTCCAAGCAGCGTTGGAACCCGGTAAACCCGGGAGGTCTTTATCAATATCTCTACGAACGTCAAGAGATTTTTGTTCAGTATGGCATGGACATGGGAAATTCAATCGAATGGATTGATGGAGGGAAGTTCTTTCTTTCCGGATGGACAATCCCAGCAAATGGCATAATAGCATCGTTTGACGCCAGGGATGCTCTGTCATTCCTCCAGGATTCTATTTATACCGGGCACACAAGCGGAACGCTTTACCAGATGTGCTTTGATGCATTGGAACTTCTGGATGTTTCCGGGATATCTTACGAAATTTCGGAAGAATTAAAGAACTATTCTTCCGACATTTCCTCCGATGCTTCCTCTTATAAAAACGCAGACGTTCTTCAGCTTGCTGCAAACGCAGCCGGGATGGCTCTTTACCAATCCAGAGATGGGGTCATTCACATTGAACGTGTTCCTCTTGTTCCAGTCACGAGGTCTGGTATTGAGGAAATATCGCTCTTGAATAGCTTTAAATACCCAGAAATAACGTTTTCGACAAAAATAAAAAACGTATCGTGTAAGGTTGGCGGCGAATCCGTTTTTTATCCAGCCGGAGCTAGTGGGAACGGAGCGACCCAAAGCATCAATAATCCGCTTGTATCAAAATCTGTATCTTCTAGCGCAAAAAATGCGTTGACCGAAACATACGCACTTCTTTCTAACAGAAGAAAGGTAAACCTGGAATTTCGTGCAAGCCCTCATATTGATGCGTTGTCTTTTGTTAGAGCAAACCATCAGTTTGGATATGCATCGAACGTTCTCGTTACGGATGCCAAGTATACCTTTAACGGATGTTTTAAAGGTACGATGGAAGGATATATGGTGGAAAGTGCGAGTGCCCTTAGACTTGATAAGGACTCCGTTTTTGTGGCTCCTGGAGAGACCGTTCGTTTAACCGCAACGCTTGTCCCTTCCTCAGAGGATTCCCCAGCAATCGGATGGGAAGCATCTCCTCCCGGCGTTGTTTCCATTTCCGTGGTTTCCAACAAAGGCGGCGTTTCTACTTGCGACATTTCTTTTGTTTCCAGTGGAGATGCCGTAGTCACAGCCTTCGTATCTTCCGTATCTGCAAAGTGTACCGTTATCAGTCAAGCTCCGTCTTTGTCGGATATGCCGGAAGGATCGTCTGTTTACATTCAAGAAAGTGGTGCGGATGTAGAGTTTGTTGTCGCAAAACATGGGTATGAGCCTGGTTTAAATGGTCTGGGGAGAACACTTCTTATCAGGAAAGAACCTCTTGCTGAAACAGTGTGGAACCAGACGCACGTCAATACATACGACGGAAGCTCCATCGACAGGCTGTTGAAGGGAGATTACGCAAACAGATTTAGCGACACCGTCAAGTCCGCAATGGGGCTTACCTCTTTCTATTACACGGTAGGCGGTAGCACTACGGAAATCAGAACGCTTTCTCGCAGTGTTTTTCTCCCGTCTATTTATGAGATGTTTGACCCGGAAGACAAAAACGCAGATGTTTATGTAAATGGCAGTAACCCGTTTTTTAAAAAAGAAGGTTCTGTACTACCAAAGCAAACCCGAAATGTTTTTGTTCAGTCTTATGATGATTCCGTCAATCGTCTTATCCACAGATGGTCACGCTCCCCTGCATGGCGAGATTATTCTGGGAATCCCATTCAAGGCCAGCTTGTTGGAACATACAGTCTCGGAACAAATAATGGAGGCAAGACGTTTTTCTATTCAGAATCGTATAACGCGTGGAGTTCCAATAAATTCAGCCCTGCTTTCACGCTTCCGTCCACGACTAAAGTCGGCAACGGCAAAAAGATTTTGCTTTAAGGAGGGACTATGGCGATTTGGATTACAGACAGAAGCCAAGACGATGTTGACCGCCTAAAGTTCATTTACGGTAAAGCCGTGAATGGGACCTGGACGGATGAGGAAAAAGCGGAGTGGCTTTCCGGTATGAAGGGAGCTCTTGACTACAGAGATTTTTCGAGAATAGAAACCGGCATATCCGAGCTTGCTTCACTTCTTGGTGCGGACGTAGATGTCAAGACGGACTGGGACATAAACGGGTATCTTACCACGTCAGATGCCACTAGGTGGCTGTCGAATATCGAATCTATTCGTTCTAAAAACTCAGGAGACGCCAAAACTGCGCCGACGCCTACGTCTATGGATAGGCTCGGATTCGAGACAATAAACCAACTTGAAAGCATTTTGTCAGACATAGAATCAATCGCCAAAACTTACGTTACTTTTTCTGGCGAATACATGACTGGGGAGGGTCAATATGGTTTTTGAAGACCGCATCTCAAAATATCCTGGCAGGTGGACGTTAGTCCGTGAGGATGGGTCGTCTGAAGTTGTAACGCTCGTCCGAAACGACGAACCCATAAAGGACGGCACACCGATCAACGCATCCACTTTAAATGAGCTGAGTACAGTTGCAGGTGCCATCAACGCAAAAGAGGAAGCCGTTTCTGCGGCAAATTCCGCTGCGGAAGAACGTGCAAAAGCAGAACAGGCTGCAAAAAATGCCGCAAAAGATGTTTCTGCAATTGTAAAAGCAGACTCTGAAAATGCAGCTTTGTCTGCTGCTGCTGCCAAGACAAGCGAAACCAATTCAAAGCGTTCGGAATCTCAGTCTGCTACTTATTTGCAGGGCACAAAAGAATACTTTGAGCAGGTCCGCACCATCACCATCGGTGCACAGGGGTGGTACGCCACGCCGGAAGCTCTGAAAGCCGCTGTTCCCATAGGCGAAAATGGCTGGTGGGCAGTCGTTGGTACTACGGACACCATTTGGACGTGGGACAATGATACAAAATCGTGGAAAGACAGTATTCAAAAGGCCGATCTTTCCGACTACTACACCAAAGCCCAGGCCGACGCCAAATTCGGCACGCCGTACAGCCTGCCCGCAGCTACGGTCAGCACGCTGGGCGGCGTGAAGGTGGGCGACTATCTGGACATCGCCCCGGACGGCACCCTCAGCGCCAAAACGCTCAATGACAAGATTGCTGCCGCCGTGGCGGTAAAGTCGGAGCCCCGGCTGGTGTGGAATCACTACGAAGAAACCGGAAAAAGGTGGAAGACCTACGATATCAAAATGCCAGACGGTCTGGACTACGTGCACGTCAAGACGAAATATAACAGCCCTACCGGCGGGTACGGCGAGGAAGTAGACATTGCAAAAGGCAGCACCGCCAATCATAACTACGGAAACGGCACTGGAATTTTCGCATCCAACACGACTTTCCAGACAAACGGGACCCTGCACTTTGCAACAGAAACGTCGACCGGCGGCTACACCGTAGAGATCTGGCTCACCGGCTACCACTACCCTACGCTGGCCGAGCTGCTGGCCCAGCAGGAGGCCGCCCATGGCACTTAATGCCTACTCTTGGACATTGGGGGTGATCGCAATAAACAACACATTTTTGACCGCACTTTTCAACTTTTTGAGCCGGTTCTTTGCCGCTTTGGCGGAAGAACAGGCAGAGCAGGAGGACACAATGGCATCTGTGACTGAGTGGACGGGAGCACCGCCCTATCGCTACATCGACGTAAGCCGGTATCAGGGCAGCATTACACCGGAGGGCTGGAAGAAGGTCAAGGCCGCTGGCTATCAGGGCGTCATGCTCAAGACCGTCAGCACAAACCGCAGGCTCTCCAAGCGAGCGGACGGCCTGTACATCGACCCGACCTTTGAAGCAAACTACCGTAATGCAAAGGCGGCAGGTCTGGCAGTGGGCGTCTACTACTACACCTACGCCACCAGCGAGGCGATGGCCGATGCAGAGCTGGCCCTTGTGCGAGAAGCCGTGCGGGGCAAGGAGCTTACCATGCCCCTCGCGGTGGACGTGGAGGAAAACAAGCTCAAGCAGCTGTCCACGCTTGACCTGTCCAACCTTACCGCTTACGCGCTGGAACAGGTGGAGCGGATGGGTTTTTACGCCCAACTGTACACCTACACCGGTTACAAGTACGAGCTGGACATGGCTCGGCTGTCCTCTCGGTGGGACGTCTGGCTTGCCGACTACACCGGCAAGACGCCCAACGTGACGTTTAACTACAACGCTCACCAGCACACCAGCAAGGGCAGCGTGCCGGGCATCACGGGCAACGTAGACCTCAACGTCACCACCCTCAACTACCCCCGTATCATCCGCAAGAAGGGGCTGACCCGTCTTCGGGAGGGCAAATGACCGAAAAAGAAGCTCTCCTGTGGGTGCTTGGCGTCCTGGGCAGCCTGTGCGCTGCCACCATCACTATCGACAAGGTGCTGGAAATTATCCACAAGTACATCAAAAAGGCGCAGGAGCCCGACGATGCGCAGAACAAGCGGCTTGACGAGATGGACAAGCGCTTGCAAACGCTAGAAACGGGCTATGCGCAACATTCTTTGGCGCTTGGACGCGATTTGTCCCGCTTCGGGGAAATCGACGAAGTAAACCGCCTGACGCTTGAAGCCGTTCGTGCCCTGCTGGAAGCACAGCTGACCGGAAACAACGTGCCCGCTATGCAAGCCAGCAAGGAAAAAATCGATAATTACCTCATGGAAGGAGTAACGAAACATGGAAGCAATGCTTAACTTTATCCCCACCCCCGTCGCCCTGGTTCTGATGGCCCTGGGCTTTATCTCTCTGGCCGTAGGTGCCATTCGTCTGGGCTATAAGCAGTACGTCAAGCAGTGGGCACTGGAACTGGTGACCCTGGCAGAAAACAGCATCATGGGCAGCGGCCAGGGAGCCAAGAAAAAGGCACAGGTCTTTGCCGCACTGCGCGGCGCACTGCCGGACTGGCTGAAGCCTTTCATCACCGATGAAGTGCTGGACAGTGTGATCGAAAAGGCCGTCAGCATGATGAAGAAGGCACTGGCAGAAAAGAAGCCTACTATCAACAAGGAGTAAAGCATGATCGAGCAAAGCGTATCTCTCGCATCCAATGGCGTCGTCAAAGTGCCGGGCTATGAGCAGCTGGTGCGCTTTGGCTACACTAAAAACCGGGGCGTGTACCGCCTGCACGTCGATGCAACCGGCGAGTGGGAAGGCCTGACTATCCGCTGCTTCTGGCACCTGCCGGGCGGCGGGGCACCGGCATCCTCGCTGGTGGTGGACGGCTATGTGGCCGTGCCCGCCAGCGTGACCGCACAGCCCGGCAATGGGTGCGTGACCTTTGAGGGCAGCGATGGCGCCAAGACTGTGACCAGCGCAGACCTGCGGTATCGTGTCAGCGCCAATAGCGGCACGGAGGACGGCAGCATGCCGGAGCCTGGCACACCTGCCTGGCAGGAGCTGGTGGGGGCCGTGCACACCGATGCCACCGCCGCAGAGCAGGCTAAGGTCGATGCACAGACGGCAGCACAGCAGGCCGGAGCATCTGCCGGTGCTGCTGCCACAAGCGCTGCCAATGCTGGTCAGCGTGCCCAGCAGGCCGCTGACAGTCTGCAGGAGCTGAAGGACGGCATCGCAAACGGTGAGTTCAAAGGCGAGCCCGGCAATGACGGGAAATCCCCAGTTGTAACTGTAACCGACATCGAAAATGGCCATCGTGTCAGCATCACTGACAAAGACGGTACAAAAACAATTGATGTCTTAAATGGTCAAACCGGCAAAACCGGTGCAACGCCTGTTCTGACGATCGGTACGGTGTCCAGCGGAGACAAGCCTTCCGCCGACATTACTGGAACGCCTGAAAATCCGGTGCTTAACCTGAGGCTGCAGCCCGGGCCTCAAGGCCCTGCCGTAGCGCTGGACACCACCCTCACCCATGAGGGCGAAGCCGCTGACGCAAAAGCCACAGGTGACGCGATCAGCGCAGTAAAGGCGCGGCAGAACGTCCTTGTTGGCACTGAGACAGGCAACCCGCTCGCCGTTGACGATGCGTTCTCTGCGCCCCTGTGCGGCCTGACCGTGTACGGTAAGAGCACGCAGTCCGGGACCCCCACGCCGGATGCACCTGTTCCCATCGTCAGCGCTGGCGAGAGCGGGAGCGTGGCGGTGAAGGTGACTGGGAAGAATCGGATGCCGCCCAAACTGGTACTAAGTGAGGAAGTCGATTGTTTTGTTGAGAAAAACACAATGGTACATTTAACGTTTAAGAGTGGCATTGCTTCCCGAGGCGGAAACCTGCTGTTTATCGGCGAAAACAACGAAAAAATGTGGTTTGCTATTGACTCTGGTGTAGTCGAAGTACATAGGACGTTACCGGCGACCGCAATAAAGTTCTGGTATTTGATACTGGACATGGCCAGTGAAAACGTGTGCCTGACATGGAACGCATCATCTCCCGATTATGAACCCTACCGTGAACAGCTCCTCACGCTTCCCACACCCAACGGATTACCCGGCATCCCTGTCACCTCTGGCGGCAACTACGCTGACAGCACAGGCCAGCAGTGGGTGTGCGATGAGGTGGACTTGGAAAGGGGTGCGAAGGTGCAGAGGATTGATAAGGGTGCTTTCGATGCCACCAAAACGCTGGCTGAGCAGAATGCAATTCTCGCCACTCCCATCGAAACTCCGCTCACCCCTGCCGAAATTGCCACCTACAAAGTCCTCGCCACTTACGGCCCTGACACGGTGGTGCAGGCTGGTGACGGTGCTGGCATCAAGTTGGACTACCAGCGGGACGTAAATCTCGTCGTCAAAAATCTTGAGGATGCTGTGGCATCAATGACCAACACATAAGGAGGACTGACTATGGCAATTAAATCCAAAGCCAGACACGATTTGACCTTGCGCTCCATTAAGCGGGAAATCGCTGCAGGACGCGATGTTGCGTTCTGGCTGGACAAGGCGTACACCCATCTGGACAGCGGCCTGCTGACGGAGGACGACATCGCAGAGGTGGAGGCTCTGGCGCAGGCGTACTACGACGCGCTGGACGCTGAGGACAAGGCGAACGCTGAGGAAATCACACTGTAAGGAGGATAACATGGCAAGCACTACATACGAGCATTTTGTTGACACCAACAAAATGTACGCCGCACAAGAACAATTTCGTGAGGTCACGAAACTGGTGACAAAACGTCACCAGTTTGCTGTGCTTGGCAATATGGTGCGCAACGCCGGACAGTTGCCGCAGCCTTTCTGGCTCGGCACTGCCTGTGGCGGCGGCTCGCATAGTCTTTCCGCCAGCGTTGCAAGGGCTTAATGCAGAACAGATAAAAGCTGTGATAAAACGTGCGCCGCTTGGGAGGTATGACCGGAAAATCGCCCGGTTGCGGTACGTTGACCAGCTATGCCAAGTTGATATTGCAGCGCGTGTGCCGTATTGTCGGACATCAATCGGCAATAGGCTGAAAATTATTAATAAAATACTGGATGTGTGATATCATACTCTTAATTGGGTGCGATTTCTCACGAAACGCATTGAAGCGGCAGGCTTTCGGGCTTGCCGCTTTTCTTTTTGCACGAATTGTGGTATAATAATCTCAACAAATCCTCCCGGCCTCTCGGAGAAGCGCATTAGGGTGGATATTTGCCAGCTAGCCCAGTGCTTTATCTGGGAATGAAAAAAGCGGTTGCCAGATAGGCGCCGACCAGTCTCCCACACATCCAGCGTGAGGCGTAAAAACCCCCGGTGTTCCGTTTGGAGCATCGGGGGTATTTTTGTTTATATACAATTTTTCAAGCGCTCATGCGGATTTTTCCGTGTGGGCGCTTTTCTTTTTTGTCCTTCGTTGTACCTTCGTTGTCCTTCACTTTTTGTCGATGCGGTACACTGGTCACATCAGGAGGGATGCATTATGAGTTATTATCCGACACCCGGAGCGCCTTACGTTCCGCAGCAGCCTGTCAATCCTTACGGTGGCATGAGCACAGTTGGGCTTGCCACTCCCCTGCCCAACACGCAGATGCAGCAAGCACAACCGCAGCGTCCGCAGCCGATGAATGGGCAACAGCCTGTTCAGCAGTCGGCACAAGATGGCGGTTGGCTGCTTGGCAGACCTGTTTCCAGCAGGGAAGAATTTTTGGCAATACCGTCTGACCTATATGGCAGACCGACCTACTGCCCAGATTTGCGCAGCGGCGTGATCTACTGCAAGCGGCTCAACCCGGACACCTGCGAATCCTATGTGCAGGAGTTTTACAGCCCGGAAGCATGGCGACAAATGCAAGCACAACAGGCACAGCAGACCGCTGCACCGACACAGCAATATGTTCCTATTGATCAGTACAACGCCCTTGTGCATCGGCTGGATGAACTGGAAAAATGGCAGAAAAGCTTTTCTAAGCCCACTGCCACAGCAAAGAAAGGAGAATAAGCGATGCCATCTCCGTTTGACATGATTACTCACAGCCCTATTATGCAGCTTGCAAATCTGGCTCGCGCCGGACAAAACCCGATGGGGCTTATCCAGCAGTTGAGCGGGCAGAACGCCCCTATCATGCAGGGCTTGAACTTAATTCAGGGCAAAAACGAAGCACAGCTCCGAACGATGGCGCAGAACCTCGCCAAAGAGCGTGGCATCGACCTGAACCAGCTGGCAAGCGTCCTGAATCTGACGCTGCCCCGATAACGCATCCCTCTAAGCGAAACGCTTCTCAGTCTTGCGGACTTGACAAAAACCGCTTTTGTTTGGCTTCGCCCATCGCATACGGCGGTGGGATAGCATAACGCAAAACTGAAAGGAGTTTTGTTATGGACGATTTTGCAACTGGCTATCTGGCTGGGCAGGACGGCGGCAATAACAACGGCGGATTCTTCGGCAACGAAGGTCTGTGGGCTGTTATTATCCTTGCCATCATCTTCGGCTGGGGCACTAACGGCTATGGCCGGAACGGTGGCGACAACGGCATGAACAGTTACATCCCCTATCTGGTCGGCACTGGCGCAACTGGTCAGGGCGGTGCAGACACTCGCGCGGCTCTGTCTGAGGGCTTCTATCAGCAGGATACCTCCCGTTCTTTGGCGGGCATCCAGAGCGGTATCTGCTCTCTGGGCTATGACCAGCTGGCACAGATGAACGGCGTCAACACCAACATCGCGAACGGCTTTGCGGGCGTGAACAGTGCCATCTGTCAGCTTGGCTACCAGAACGCACAGCTGGTGAACGGTCTGGAACGCAGCGTGTCCAACGGCGACAACGCCATCAGCCTTGCCATCATGCAGGAGGGCAACGCTCGGCAGGCTGGCCAGACCGCACTTGCCACGCAGCTTGCATCTTGCTGCTGCGAGAACAAGCAGCTCATCGGCGACCTGAAGTACACCATCGCAACGGAGGACTGCGCTACCCGTCAGGCTATCGCAGACAACGCCCGCGCAGTTATCGACAACTGCAACGCCAACTTCCGCAGCATGATGGACTACTTCACGCAGGATAAGATCGCCACTCTGACCGCTGAGAACCAGAACTTGAAGTTCGCCGCTTCTCAGGATCGGCAGAATGCGCTTCTGACCTCTGCGATGAGCGCCCAGACCGACACTATCCTGAACCGGGTCAATCCTCGTCCGATTCCCGCTTATCAGGTGGCGAACCCCAACTTTGGCGTGAACTGTTGCGGCTGCTGCTAACCAACACACTCCCCGATAACACCGGGTGAACCATCGGGGCAGGGGTAAGACACCTCTGCCCCTGATTTTTTAGGAGGAAAACACTATGGCTTGCAAAACAAGCTGCAAACTCTGCCCCCATCTGGTTCTGAGCCAGTCTGTTACGTTCGCCAACGATACGCTGACTATCAACATCCCTGCTGGCGCATACCAGAACGGAGAGAAGTATTGCATCGTGGTTGCCCAGAGCATCCCGGACACGACCACCATCAACGCCCCTGTGGTCATTACCATCGGTGCAGGTACGACCGCATACCCTCTGACCGACTGCAACTGCGCTCAGGCAACCGCTGAGAGCATCCACACTCGCACTCGCTATGCTACCCGCGTTGCAACGTCTGCGACCGGCACAGGCGCGTTCAAGTATCTTGGCTGCTTCTGCCGCTCCCACGCTGGTGCGCCCGCGTCCATTTCTTGAGGAGGTATAGATTATGGGCAAGACCAATTTTCGCCGCATGATGATGCTCCGTGACCACGACAAAAACCGTGAGCCGGAACGTGACCGCCTTGAGGAAGAGCGTGACCGCAGGGAGCGTGAGATGGAACGCCGTCTGCGTAAGCTGGAAGGCGGCAACGACCGCTATCCCTACTATCCGCAGGAGGAGAATCGCTACATCGACCCATACCCTATCCCCCGCTACCCTGACGTAGAGAATGCGCGCAGAATGCCGCAAATCGGCTTCTCACAGAACGGTGACTGGGACAAGCGGTCTGGACAGTACGAACGTGGCGGCGCAGACAGCCGCTCCATCAAGATGCCACGCCAACACCTCACTCACGATGAAGCAGAGGAATGGTGCGACAGCATGGTGAACGCTGACGGTACGAAGGGCTGTCACTGGACGCTGGAACAGACACAGGATGTTGCGAAACAGCGCAATATCACCTGTGACCCGAACGATTTCTGGGCTGTCATGAACATGATGTACTCGGATTACTGTCAGGTCGCAAAGCGTCAGTCCGTTGACACTCCGGGCTTCTACGCTGACATGGCAAAGGCGTTCCTTGAGGACGCAGATTCCGCAGATGGCAAGGCATATCTCTACTGGGATTGCATTGCTGATAAGTAAAACAGAACCCCTGTGTAGCCGTTAAAAACTACACAGGGGGATTTTTTTATACGTTATATCCAAACGCTTTCATTATTTTTTCTTGCAGTTGTTTTGCTCTTTCTTTTGCTTCAGCTTCTCTTTCTTCTGGCGTTTGATTGTCCAATGGGAATCTTGGCCTTTTGGGAAGTTGTGCCGGTTTTGGCAAATTCGCCCAGTGTGTTACAATATCGTGTTCTGGTATTATTTTCCCTTCTTCCGTATACACGCTGTCGAACCATCCCTTCCTAATAAAATATGCGGCATTTACGTAGCTTTTCCCTGTATGCCCATTTTCAACGGAAATAAGATATTTTTCGCAAGTTTGTTCTGGTGGGAATCCTTCTTTCTTGATAGAGTGCCAAATTATACATCCAGTTTCAACATAATTGACATTTGTGACATCCGACCGTTCTTTAGCCCATTCTTCATACGCCAATGAATCTGTTTCGCTAGAATGTTCTACTTTCATCATATTCTTCCTTTCTCCCCTGTGCGATCGTTGCGACTACACAGGGGTTCTTCTATTTTAACTTTAGAACTTAGTTTTTATCGTTTTGCTTAATTTCTTCTTCAACCACAATGTACGGAATGTTCTCCAAAGATGATCTAAGTAACGCAATCACCGCTCTTCCAGATTTTCCGTCTGCCAGTTTTGATACATCTTTTAGCTTTTTTAAGACATCTTCTCGCTTCACATACTTACCCATTATGATTCTCCTTAAAAAACTCAGCTTTTATCGGATTAGAGATAATCCACAAAATATCCGTTATACTTAAATTCTTTCGCTGCTTTACTTGCTGCCATCAGTTTTTCACTAATGGATGCAACCTCGTCCGGTGTGTTTCTGATGCTTGGAAAACCTATAATCATTGTGATTGGGCTATCGATGCCATTGCCCTCACGATAGAATTGGATTCCCGTTCCGTAAAATTTTTCTCTAAGGTTTCTTTCTTCTTTTTCTAAATCACGATTTTTAATCACATTCATTGTAATCCCCCTAGAACTTAACTTTTATTGTCAATCCTCTAAGAAATCCTCCAACTCAATTTTCCCCTCTGCCGCTGCAACCGCAAGAGCGTACACGAACTGTCCAATCGTCATTCCGTGCCGCCTTGCTTCACGGTTGATGTACTTGCGTTCTTCCTCGCTCATAAGGATGGTAATGCGTTTGGAACGCTTTCCATCACCGCTTGCAACGCCCTGATGCGATTCCGGCATCGGGATTTTTTTCTTTGTCAAACCAGCTTCGGCTAGTGCGCCAGATACATCGCCCTGTTCGATAAGACGTTGAACTTCCTTCGCCTGTTTCAGTTTCTTTGGCTTACTTTCGCTTACTACGGCATTGTTTGGCTGTGTTTCGATGTCTTTGGCTTGCTTCGGCTTAATACCGCTTAACTGTGCTTCACTGGGCTGTGTATGGCTGTCTGTGGCTTCACTGGGCTTAATCAGTGCTTGCTCGGCTTCGTTCGGCTTTGCTTGGCTTACTTCTTCTTCCTTTGGCTCACTTCGGCTTAATGTCTGCTCCGAAAAAATAGGCTGGAAATCAAATCCGCCAAGCAAGCCTGTTGATTTTTTGCTGGTTGATTTCATTCTACATCCCCCTTTGGCGGCTTAGGCAGGGGCATCCAATGCGTGACATGATGACCTGCCATATCCTCAAAATAGTCTGAAAGGCACTGCCCCATATCATCAAACCAAGAATCACCCTCCAACGTACCTTCCATCGTATACCCTTCCTGCGTGCAAATCCATACGGTTTCGCTTACATTGCTAAAATCAGGATTGTTTCCACGAGGGCATAGGGTCTTGCGCCTTTCTGGAAGTCTATCTGAAACACTGATCCACCTATCGCTATCCGTAAGCTCATCTAAGCTAATAGCTGGCGCATCTTCCAGCTCAGCAAGGCACGATTCCACTCCATCAATATCTTCTATTTTCCCGAACGGATATTCTTTCTTGATTTGTTCTATCCATCCTTTGAATTTTTTTTCAAGCGGTTCTGCGTCAATCAATTTCATTTTTCTTCTCCTCCTACAATCTTCTTTGCCAGCTCTTTGAAGTCCTCTGCGCTGGTACTCTTTGCCGTGTCGCCACTAAACAGGCTGTGCCGTTCTGCCTGAGCCTTGCGAACGCCCATAGACGGTCTAATCTTCACGTCCAGCAGGGTTGTTCCCATGCTCTGTGCAATCACAGGAAGCTGCTCCACAACCTCTTTGGACAGGTTCTCACGGCTCTTGTACTGGTTCAGAAGCAGACCTTCAATCTTCAAAATCGGATTGAAGTATCTGCGAACATCACCGATGGTCTGCGAAAGCTGGCTCAAGCCAGCCAGCGCGTATCGGTCTGCTGTGATGGGAACGATAATGCTGTTGGCGGCGATCAGCGCGTTCACAAGCGCAAGACCAAGCTGCGGGGGAGTGTCAAGCACGATGTAATCATACTGCCCAGACACGCTTTCAAGGGCTTCTCGCAGCCGGAAGTTCTTGCCCATGTCCCGGACAAGCTGTTCGTCAATGTCCTTCAATGCGTTATCTGATGGGAGAATATCACCGGCTTCACAGTGCTGGATTCCTTCCTCTGCTGTTCCTTGCCGGGTCATCACATCGAATAAGGTGCATACGTCCTCTGTCTGTGCACCGTAGGTGTCCGTTGCGTTGCACTGGGCATCGCAGTCTACCAGCAAGACTTTCTTTCCAAGCAACTGTAACGCGCCAGCCAGACAGGTGCTTGTGGTGGTCTTTCCTGTGCCGCCCTTCTGGTTGGCGACAGCTATGATTTTTGCCATTTTATCACTCTTTCTTTATTCTTTCACTGGTTCTGGCATCGGCATCCAATGGGTGAATTTCTGATATTTTGTCCTCCACCAACATTTCCCATTCCATTGAGCCGTAATCGTATGCGTTCCACAGAAATAAGGCCCATTAGAAACGCAAGACACAAGATACGTTCCCGGTTCTTCTGGTAGCCCGTCTTTCACACTAATCCATTCCATTCTTTCTCCTTTTTGCATCATCTGTTCAATGTGCTGCATCTGATTCCTTCAAGAAGCTATCATCAAATGTAGCATAATCGTCAAGGTCTGCTTCTTTCAAAATTGAGTACATATAAGCGCCGGGGTCTTTTTCAATCCTATCAAGTCGCTCGCTGACAAGAATCCTGTATGCATTCTCAATGATGTTCACAACAGCTTCTTTTTTCTTGTTAGGCTTTATGTTCGGATACTTCTCCGGCAATCTCTTTGCCACCAGCTTTGCGGTCAAGATACACTGGCTTTTAGACATCTCCGGCGCAATAGATGCCCAATCCACATCCTCGTATGCGCCGCTGCGGGGCTTTCTGGCAGGTCGTTGGCTCTTTGGAACATCTTTTAGCTCTACGCTTTCAACCTCGTTAGCTTCCACGTCTATGACTGGCTCATTAGACTTGAAAGCTACATTGAACTTCACAGCAACAGCGTTGCGGCCTCTCATGACCTTGTCATATTCAACGCACAGGTCTGATACTTCGTTTATTTCAGCTACCGCAATATCAATGACACGCCGCCTAAGATGCTTGAACTCCTGATAGCTAGGCTCTCTTGCACCAAGCTGTTCCCTTAATCTATCCAACGTAATTTCGGGCTGGCTCACGCCACGTCCAATAAACTCTCGGAGAATCGAATACAGCAAAATGCTATATTGCGATTTCATATTCGCTGTGTAGCGCAAGCGATACTTGACATATCCACGCTCTGCAATGTCGAAGAAAACAGGTTGCAGAAGCGGGTTACAACATAACGACACAGTAATATTCATCAAACTAGGTTCAAAGTTTACAGTTGCTCTACTGAACAGGGGATACAAGTCAAACGAGCCTGAACCGTCACCTCTAGGAACTTCAACGGAGTTGTCGATGAAATGCTTGACCTGTGCCTTCAAATTCCTAGAGTTGATTTTCAACCCCAAAAATTCGCAATATTCTTGTAACGTAAACTGAACCGTTGAAGTTTCGGGGTCTCTCGGATTGATACGGCTAAGATACACTTCAAGCAACCGAAGCTCTCCTGCTGTATAGTCAGTGAACTTTGCCCAAACAAGCTGTCTGCTTTTTTCAACCAAGTTCCCGCCTTTAATATCAGACAATCTTATCACGCCTCCTCTCGTATAAGAGTATATCACAAACAGGTGTACAAATCAATAGCAAGCGTACACCTATTTCCACTTCTTGTACACCTAACCATCCACATTTCGTACACCTATTTCCACAATCTGTACACCTATATCCATTTTTTGTACACCTCTTTACATTATATAAAACAAGACTATTAACAAGATTATAAAATAACTTCTACTAATAGCAGAAGAAGAAAACTTTCCACAAAATCTTTTCTTTCTCTCTTAAAAAGTGGAAAACACAAAGCAAATATCGCTAAATAAACAAATGCTCAACATCCGAAAGGTTGAAACGCTTAACGGTTAAGTTTGCCTAACGTGTACAAAAAGTGGATGAAAAACTTTTAATTCAATGCTATGGGGGACAGATTGACAAGTCGGCCAACCGCAGACAATATATTGACGATAATTCGTTATTTATTCCGCGCGAATGTTGTCGATTTACAGCCTATGGGGGACGGATTGACAAGGTAAATTTGCCCGATAGGTGTACAAAAAGTGGATGAACGTGGACAAAATGTTATTCAAAAACTGCGATAATTCGACAATCAGCCAGTTATATTATTGGGATTCACGGTATAGGAATCGTTGGACTTCATAGCAGCGTCTGTTCCGGCGTCCTGCGCCTGATAAAGAATCTCCATCTTTGGGGCGGTTCCGTTCGGGTCTGGGTCCGTTCCGGTGGCCTGTGCTATCTCATAGCTACCAGACACCATCCGGCAAACAGCGACCCTGTCCTTTAACGGCGTGTGGAGGTTTGCCAGAATCTCCGTCAACACGCCGATGTGGTCTGAACCGTGATCTCCGTACCGGATGTACAGCAAGGCATCTATCTCATAGGAAGAACACTCCATCATAGCATCTATAAGAATCCGCCGTTTCTCCAAATCGGAAAGGTCATCTTCCAAGTGTTCCAGCAGCCCTGGGTGAATGCAAGCGTCCATGTACCGAGCCACCGATACGCCGCAGCAGGTGAACCAGCGCATAGCCATAGGCAGGGAGATGGCTGCCAGACCTTGCTCCCAATTTGCTACCGTGCCACGATTCACGCCCATCCGTGCTGCCAACTTCTGCTGGCTCAAGCCAGAACGCGTTCGAGCTATCTCCAATGCTTTGGCTGCTCTTACCAAATATTCATCCATAAATTCTCACCCTTTCAACAAAATCCGGCAAACCTGCCGGGTTCGACAAGCCAAAAAATGGAAAAAGCTGCTATGGAGAACCAACAGCAGCCTATGTTATAACTGTATTGTCAAAAAATTCCAAAGAGGAGTGGAACAAAAATGAAAGAAACTGTAATCTGGAACCATGAACGTATGCCGATCATCGACGGAATGCCTGCAAGCGTTCCCGATGGGCAGCCGCACACACCTGAACCGTGGGAGGAAAGCGAATGAAACGAACCGTAGATGCTCTGATTATTCCATACGCTCGCAAACGGACGTTAGAGCTTGTCCTAAGCCTTTCTGGGTACGAAGCTGATAAAGATGTTTACCTCGAAGCAAAAGGCATCCTGGAACGCGCCGTAGCCGCCTTGGACGATGGGCGCGACCCGGCAGATAACATCGAACGCATTGACGGACAGCTCGTAGAGCTGTGATTGGAGGAAAGATGGATAGGCGTTGTCCCTTTTGACTTGAACACTCGCGGCTTCCCTGACGTGAAGTAATGGATGTGAAGAAAACATTCGATTTTTACGAAGTTGTTAAAATGATATTGACTGTACAACAGAAAGATGTATAATCGTATCAAATGAACATCCGCACTTGCCGATCGGGAGGATATGCCACAATGAGTGAACAGGAAAGAGCCAAGATTGACCGATTTATTGCATGGCTGCTGGAACACCCTGAAAAGATTCCGGCAGCTAAAGAAATAATAACTAACGCATGACAAAACCCCTTGCGCATAAGGCTACCGAAAGCCCGGCGCAAGGGGTTTTATTTGTACCGGGTCAATCTTCACAGACCTTCATCAGTTTTAAGAACCGGCTAGAATCGGAATTTACAGTTTCGCTTCCGTGATGCCCATCTTCATACGTCACATAAAACGTGACGGTTGTTTTAGATTTTGCGGATGCTGCACCGTAAACAGCACCGGGCAATCCGGCAATTGAACCGCCAACAGCGGAACGGAGTGCGGCGCTTCCGGCCTTCTTGCTTTCACCAGAGCCTACAATCTTTGCGGACACAGGTGTTTCGTACATTTTTGTTTTGAGCTTTTCTCTTTCAAGAAACATATCGTATCCGCGTTTACCTTTTATCAACATCATAGCCCCAATGGCTGCAACGATTAAAAAGGCGGTTGAAGAATACACAAGGAAAATAAATGAAGCAACCAAGAAAAGCGCACCGAAGGCAAATGAAAACCTATCACCCATGTGAGAACTTTTGTCGTTCAGCAGTTCTTCTTTGCTAAATTTCTTTTTGCCCACGCCGTCACCTCACATAGTCCTGATAAGCTTCATCAAAGCTTCACGCTTTTCTTTCGGCATCTCTACTAGCTTCTGCTCAATCCATTTAATATCCGCGTCAACTTCACTTTTTGGCTGCTGGGGCGGGTTTTCTTTTCGCTCGCCAGAAACCAAAGCATCCACGCTTGTTTCAAAATAAGAAGCTATCTTGTCAAGCGTCTCATATTTCAGGGTCTGCTTTCTACCGTTTTTCAAATCGGTCAAAGACCCACGGCTTGCGCCCGATTCCTTGCACATGGTGGTCACGTTTACTCCACGCTGCTTGCAGAGTTTTTCAATATTTTCGTACAAGTTTGCCATAATTCCAGTCCTCGCATTGTAAGGTTTGCTGAAATTACACGAACGCTTAAAAAAGCCTTGCATTTTACGCGAAAGCGTATTATACTAAGACCGTACCGCGAAGGCGTAATGAATGATTTCTAGCAACTTCATTATATTACACTTATGCGTAAAAATCAATAGCCGGAGGTGAAATAATGGCTGAAAAAAAACCTCTGTGTGACTTTGGCAAACAAATCGAGATTGCTCTTATCCAAAAAGACAAGACTAACGACTGGTTGATTGAAAAAGTCAAGGAGGATACCGGACGATATTTTGACCGTTCCTACCTTTTCAAGGTTAAGACGGGGAAGCTGGAAACGCCCGGCATCAAAAAAAGCATCTGCCGGATTTTGAATATTCAGGATTCGGGATTGTAAGAAAGGGGAGAAAAATGGCAAACATTCAAGTTTTTGAATATCAGAACAACAAGGTTCGCACAGTCGATGTGGACGGCGAAGCGTGGTTCGTTCTGAAAGACGTGTGCGCTGTGCTTGGTATTAGCAATAACCGCATGGCTGCTGACCGATTAGATGATGACGAAAAGGGTGTCAGCCTGATTGACACCCTTGGCGGCAAACAAGAAATGGTAATCGTCAACGAAAGCGGTCTGTATCATGTCATTCTTCGCAGCGATAAACCGGAAGCGGCTCCATTCCGCAGATGGGTCACGAACGATGTGCTTCCTGCAATCCGCAAGACTGGAAGCTATAACGCACCGCAGCTTACCCGGTCGCAGCTTCTTGCAACTGCACTGATCGCAGCGCATGAGGAGCTGGAAGAGAAAGACAAGCAGATTGAAACCATGAAGCCGAAAGCACTGTTTGCTGACGCAGTGAGCGCAAGCAGCCAGAGCATTCTTGTTGGCGAAATGGCAAAACTGCTGTCACAGAACGGCATCCAGATGGGGCAGAACCGCTTGTTCTCATGGATGCGTGAGAACGGATACCTGATTAAAGACAGAAAGCGGACAGACTACAATATGCCGACCCAGAAGTCTATGGAACTTCGCTTGTTTGAAATCAAGGAAACGTCTATTGCACATTCTGATGGGCACACTTCTATCAATAAGACCCCGAAGGTGACGGGTATCGGTCAGGTCTATTTCGTTAATCTATTCTTAAAGACGGAGAAGAGCAAGAAAGTGGAGGACTGAACATGGAGCAGATTATCACCTTAAAGGTAGACCTTGAATACCCGGAAGAAGCCAAGTTTGCCATTGACGCCGCAGCCGAGGCCTACTCGGATTTCAAGCGTGAGCAGACGACAAGGCGCTTTGTGGAAAATGGTTGCACACCGGAAGATGCAGAGAAAATCGCAAAGTTCATCCAGTTTCTGGACCAGTGTTTTTCTGAACACAATGAAAGAGCCTTAAGAAAGGCAAGTGAAGTGGATGGAGATTAAGTACTGTGAGCGTTGCGGCCTGTATCTTGGCGTGGTCAGACCGACAAGAAAATACTGTTCAGAATGCAAGCGCGAGGTTGACAAAGAGCGTGACAGGAAGCGCAAGAAGGCAGCGCACAAACCGGAAAAGACGTTTCCGTCCATCGGAGAAGTACAAGCCCTTGCGGACAAACTTGGCAAGCATTACGGCGAGGTATCGCAGATGCTTGCAACAGGGGAGTTGACCTATGAACGGTAGATACTACGGAAAGCGGGAAATCCGTTGGCACAGTCGGGAGAAAGACCGGCTTGAACACATCCAACGCAAGCGAAGGATGTCAAACGATGAAGAAAGCAATAAGCAACTTCAACAAAAGCAGTCCGTGGCGGAAGCGCTGGCAAGAGCGTGAACCTTTAAGACTGGAACATATCGAGAAAGAAAGAGCGAACAAAAATGAAAAAAATCAAAGTAAGAATTACATTCATCGAAGCGGTTCTCGGCACTTGGCCTAGCAACCAGAACATCGCGCGAGAGTTCATCGCCAGCAAGTCCTCTGATGCAAACACCATCGAGGATGAGGTGGCAGCTCTGGGCGCTGATGCCGTAGCAGACAAGGGCATGACCGTGTTCCCTCGCAATGAGAATGGTGAGCCTATCCTGTACGATTACCAGATTAAAGGCTTCTTCAAGGATTCCTGTGGTATGCTCTCCAGAATTGGCGGCAAGACCGAAACCGACAAGAAGAAAGCCGTGAACGAAAGCGGCAAGCTGACGGCCTACAAGAAGGTTATTGATGGCCTGATTTTTGTTCAGCCCCGCATGATTCCCATTCATGTGAACGGCGAGATTACCGAGTGTCAGCGCCCTCTTCGCGCACAGACCGCGCAGGGCGAGCGGGTGAGCCTCGCCAACAGCGAGCAGATTCCAGCTGGTTCGACCTGCGAGTTTGAAATCGTTCTTCTGGACGATTCTCACGAGAAGGTCGTGCGTGAGTGGTTGGACTACGGTGCTCTGCGTGGCATCGGCCAGTGGCGCAACAGCGGCAAAGGCCGCTATACCTACGAAATCCTCAATTAACCGCTATGGCAGGGTAGGGCTGTGATGCACTCGGCATGGAACGGCAACGGCATAGTGACGATTTGCTCAGAAATGCTAAGGCAACGCTTGGAGACGAAGCGACTTGAGCGGCAACGGCAATGCGGTGATTTGACGAGACCTGCAAAGGCATGGCGAAGCAAGGCTCAGACGAGCAATGGAATGGCCAGGAAAAGATTGGAAAAGCAATGGCTATGTATGCAAGGCGTAGCTTTGATAGGCGGAGGCGAGGCAGCGCGAGGAAAAGCAATGAAAAGCGAAGGAATTGCGTAGATAGGTGTTGCAGTGGCAAAGCATGGCATAGACGTGATTTGCAATGGCGAAGAAATAAACGAAAGGGAATAGAAATGAAAGCATTGGTAGAAATCATTATGATATGGGGAACTGTTCTTGCGGTGGTGTTGGCGGTGTTCCTTTTGAACCTGTGGCTGGTACATCTGGTTGAACTGCTGGTCGGCACAAAAGGCACATGGGGAATCATCGTAGCGGCTGCCGTGATGGCAACTGTGTGGATTTTTAATTTTGGAAGCAAAAAGGAGAGCCGATGAAAACATTGAAAGGGACGACGCTGTCCGTGATCGGTCTGGTTGCGGCAATCACAGCAGTTGGCTGCGGTGATGCGATTCAAGGATGCCAGACCACAGCGCAGATGCTTGGCTGGGTGATTGTGTCCTGCGGGCTTCTCGCAACGGCCATTGTCCTGTGCGCACTGGCAGTCAGCGCCGAGGAAGACGAACGCAGCGAGCAAGAATGCCGCAAAATTAAGCGGGTAGCCCACCACACCAACGAGTGGAGGGATGCACGATGAAATGCCCGATGTGCGGTAGTGACAACATTACAACGGTTGACAGCCGGTCTGACCACGACAGCATCGTTCGCAGAAAAAAGTGTCTTGTCTGTAACCATCGGTGGTCTACCATCGAAATTGACAAAGACCAGTGGTACAGCGCACTGCAAATCAAAGAGGAACGTAAGAGAGGGAGGCCAAAAGATGATTAACCTTGACAGATTCGGTGGTGTGACCGAGCCGGAGGACGGCGTGTATTTCCTAACCTGTGAGCAGGAAGCAAAAGCCAAAGAAGCTGACCGGTTGGCTGAGATTGAGGACTTGCAGTCTGAAATCGAGGACAGGGAAGCGGAGTTGAAAGACCTCCGTGCACAGTTGGCAGAACTGATGGCTGGCTGATTTTGCACAGCCGTGTTAAGCCAAAGTAAGAACAATGAAGCCTAATGAAGCCGAAGAAAGGAAAGAAAATGGGCAAATACAAGAAAGAAATCAAGCACTGCGAAAAGTGCAATAAGCCGTTTTCAGTGTTTCCGAACAGCACCGAAACTCTTTGCGCAAACTGCAAAAGGAACAACTTAGAAGAAACGCTCCGCAGAAACGGTCATGCACCACAGCATATGCTTGTCAGGAGACCTTATGACGGATTCACGGAAGCGTTTGCTGTCGAAGATGCCGCAAGAAGGGCTTCCCGGGACAAAAACACAAGCATTGAGAAAACGTGTCGCGACTGCGAAAAAGCATTCGAAATTTCTCGTTCAGAACGCATTTTCTTTGAATCGCATAACATGGCATTGCCTAAGCGTTGCCCGGCTTGCCGTAAAGCGAGAAAAGAAGCGAGGAAGGAGAACAACTGATGGCAGTATTAGTAATGGTCTACGGCCACTCCGGCAGCGGAAAATCCGCTTCGCTTCGGAACTTTGACCCGGAACAGGTTGCGGTTATCAACGTGCTTGGCAAGCCGCTGCCGTTCCGTAGCAAGATGAAAACTCTTATCCTGAGTGAGTATAAAAAAAGCGAACACATGGACGATTATACCAAAATCGACATTGTTCTTAGAAGTGCAAAGCGTAAGTCCATCGTCATTGACGATGCCACTTACCTTATGACAGGCGAGTTCATGCGGAACGCAAAGGTTGCTGGATACCAGAAGTTTACCGATATGGCAGCTAACTTCAACGCCTTGCTGATGCGGGCAAAGGAACTGCCGGACGATGTGGTGGTCTACTTTTTCGGTCACAGCGAATGTGGAGAAAACGGTGGAGAAAAATTTAAAACCGTTGGGAAAATGCTAGACGAGAAGGTCTGCGTGGAAGGATACTTCACTATCGTCCTGAAAACCGTTGTACAGGATGGGCGATACCTGTTCAGCACTCGCAATGATGGGATGGACACCGTGAAAACCCCTCTTGGGATGTTCAACGATGCGCTGATCGAGAACGACCTCGCCGCCGTAGACAAGACCATCCGTGAGTATTACAACATCCCGGTTCAGCCGGACAGCAAAGGAGAGTAACAGATGAAGAACATCAACTGGAATGACGTGCAGGAAGCCACCGAGCGCCGCGACCTGCCTGTTGGCGGCTATGTTGCCGGTATCTGCAAGGCAACGGACGAACCCGCAAAGGAGCGTCTGAACATCGAGTGGGAAGTCGCAGAGGGCGAGTTTAAGGGCTATTGGCGTGAGAAGACTGCTTCCCTTATCGAGCGTGGCAAGCTGAATCCGGGCGAATGGGCATGGGGTGGCAAGACCATCAAGAGCTACAAGGAAAAGGCGCTGCCATTCTTCAAGGGCTTTATCACCGCTGTGGAACAGTCCAATCCCGGTTACAAGTTCAACAACGATGAAAAGACCCTGCGTGGTAAGCTGGTCGGTGTGGTTCTTCGTGAGGAAGAGTACATGGGCAACGATGGCAGCGTCAAGACAAAACTGGTCGTTGACCGCTTTACTAGCGTGGACAAGATTCGTTCCGGCGACTATGAGATCAGACCGAAGAAAACACTGGCTGGCGGGTCTGGCTCCGGCTACGCGCAGGGCGGGAACGATGACTTCTCTGCGATTGACGATGATGGTTCGTTGCCATTCTGATTGGAGATGCGCATGAATCAGGAAGAAAAAACGCATTGGACGCAAGATAAAATCTTGCTGTATGTGAAAGCCTGTATGTCTGCCACTGGTTTAACCAGAATGCCATCAAGAAGTGAATTGAGCGAGTATTACGGAAACGACAAGTTGACAAATGCAATTCGCCGTTTTCCGGGTGGCTATTACAAAATAGCTGAAATCCTCAATGTCGAAATGAAAGAAAGCGAAACGCAATTCGGAAAGTATGGCGAAGACCTTGCTACAAAACTGCTGGAAGAACATGGATTTGCGGTTGAGCGAATGTCAACTAGATACGCCTATGACCTTTATGTTAATGGAAGCGTTAAGGTTGATGTGAAAACGGCAAGGCCGAGCAAAGCAAATAAGAGTTTTTGCTATTCGTTTAACCTTGAAAAACGCTTTCCGACTTGTGATGTTTACTTTTTGATCGCAAAGAGCGAATAAAAAGAAAGCATCTACATAGTTCCTGCATCTATCAACCAGACGCAGATTGGGCTTGGCACTGGAACGACCGTGTATAGCAAGTATCAAGACCGATATGACATTATCGCTGATATGAGCAAGGCTTTTGCTTCTGCAAAGTCATGACCGCCTACCTTATATAAGAGCTGCGCTATCTGGCTGGACGGGCGTTTGGAAAGATGAAACACTTGGGCGATATCACAAAGATTCACGGCGACAAGATAGAGCCTGTGGATTGCATCACGTTCGGAAGCCCGTGTCAGGATTTGTCCATTGCTGGACGCAGGGCGGGACTTGCCGGAGAACGCTCCGGGTTGTTCATGGAAGCGGTTCGAGTCATAAAAGAAATGAGGTCAAGCACAAATGGACTGTATCCAACTTTCGCTGTTTGGGAAAACGTACCCGGAGCGTTCAGCTCCAACAGAGGAGAAGATTTCAGAGCCGTGCTGGAAGAACTTGCCCGCGTGGAACAGCCAGACGTTTCAATTCCTCGACCTTCGGGTAGGGGGGGCAGATGGAGCAAAGCTGGAGCAATCGCCGGAAATGGATGGTCTCTGGCTTGGAGACAGCTTGACGCTCAATATTGGGGAGTTCCCCAACGCCGAAAGAGAATCGCGCTTGTCGTGGATTTTGGAGGACAACGTGCCGCAGAAATACTATCTGAGCGCACGAGCCTGTCAGGGAATCCTGACGAGAGCATCAAGACGTGGGAAGCCACTCCCGGAAGTTCTCAGGCAAGCCCTTCTGGATGTGATCGAACAGGCGAAAGAGTCGTCTATGATGCAAGGGGAAACGGCGATGGCAGAACTTGTCCAACCATAACAGGCGACCACGAAAACAGAATCACAGATTACACGGCCATTGCAATCGAACGTAAGACTTTCAACGAACAGTCTTTCAGCCACTATAAGGAAAGCGACAAATGCTCAACCTTGAAAGCGAAAGCAGGGAACATAGGTAATGGCAGCGAATGCCTGATTGCGGAGAAAGCCATCCGTTGGATTGTTCGACGCTTGACCCCTGTTGAATGTGAACGGCTACAAGGATTTCCTGACAATTACACCAACATTGGTGACTGGACGGATAGAAAAGGAAAGAAGCACAAATACGCTGACAGCCCACGATACAAGGCTCTGGGCAACTCCATAGCCCTGCCGCAGTGGTTCTGGCTGGCGCAGAGGATGCGCCCTTACCTGAAAGAAAAGCCTACGCTTGGCAGTCTGTTCGATGGTCTGGGAGGTTTCCCTCTGGTCTGGCAAAGAGCATACGGCGAGGGTACTGCACGCTGGGCAAGCGAAATCGAAAGCTTCTGCGTAGCTGTAACAAAAAGGAGATTTGGCGAAGAATGATTACTTGTTGCAAAGACTGCACATCACGCCACCAAGCCTGCCACGACACTTGCGAGAAGTACAAGGCAGAGAAGAAAGACTTCGAGGAGCGCAAGGCTTTCGTGTATGAGCTGAACCATAGCCAGAGCGTGTACCACCGTGATTATGAGGACAAGCACCGTGAAAAAGGCAAGAAACGGTTTCTCGGAAGTGAATTTAGAGGTGAACGAGGATGAATAAAAGAAAGTATAAGCCGGGCAGTTACATCATTTCACTTGATGACTTGATGAAGCAGGAATTTGTTTACTGCGCCGGAAAACTTGTTCACAAAGGCTGGTTTGGTAGCTGGCAAGTACGGTATGCAAATAGAGAACTTGCTCGGCTGCGTATAAGAGAAGCCAAAAAAATAGAGGACAACGAATGAACACCGGCAAGCAGTTTGAAGCAGACTTTAAGGCATCCGTCCCATCCGATGCGTGGTGCTACCGCTTGAAAGACAGTGCTGCCACCTACTACGGCGGCAACGAGAACCTGTCCTTTTCCATCGACAACATCTGCGACTTTCTAGTGTACCGATACCCGATGAACCACCTATTTGAGCTGAAAACCATCGAAACGCCCTCTATCCCTCTGGAAAAGGTGTTCGGCAAGTACGACAAGGCAAAGTGCAAATACCGCAAGGAAAAGCACATCACGGACATGGTGGAAGCAATGGGGTACAGCGGTCAGACCGCCCATGTGATAGTCAATTATCGGGCGGTCAACCGCACCTTTGCAATCCCCGCCAGCAAGGTTCTGGCGTTCCGTTACAACGAGAGCCGGAAGAGCATCCCTTGGCAGTGGGCAGAGCAAGAAGGGATAGAGGTCAAAGCAAAAAGGCTACGTGTCCATTGGAGGTATGACGTGGACGGGCTGCTGAAGAGATTGGAGGAAAGCCAAGCATGACAATGAAATGCGATAGATGCGGAAAAGCGTTTGAATACTACGACAATTCCCTTTGCGGAAATTCTATCCAAAAGACGCTTGTAAACGAAAACAAAAATTTGGTTTACCCATCGTTTGAGGGTTACCCGCCGATTTGCCTTTGCACCTCTTGCATGGCAAAGCTGAACGACTGGCTGAAAGGAGAACAGAAGTGAGCAAGAAAGTTTCAGACATTCTGCCAAAGACGGAAATCTTGGCACAGTTGGCAGAAGAAGCATCCGAACTGGCACAGGCTGCGTTGAAGCTGCGCCGGGCGCTTGACGGAACGAACCCGACACCGAAGAGCGTTGAGGAATGTTTAGAAAATATACAAGAAGAAATGGCGGATGTTTTTGTCTGCCTAACCATGTTTGGCAAGTCCGCCGAAAGAGACGGAATCTTGATTTATAACAGGTACATGGAAAAGGTTATTAAAATCGAAGATGAAAAAGAAGCCCGCTGGCTCTCTCGCCTTGGGACAAAGGAGCAGTCAGATGAATAAGCACAGAAACTGCCCATCGTCTGGCAAACAGGCAATGTCAGCCAGCCTCCGCAAAATCGCACGACAGAACCAGTTGTACGGCTTCCGCATGGCTCTGGATGGAATCGCCGCCACATGGGGCGCACTGATTCAGAACCTTCGGTGCGATGCAGACCTGACCGATGAACAGGTGCAGAAAATCATCCGCATTGGTGACAGGTACTGGGAAATGGTCGGCAAATTCAAAGAAGAGGACATGACCCCTGACGAGTTCGCAGATTACATCACAGCAAAGTCAGAGCAGGTCGAAAAAGAGCTGAGAGAAAGGTGGAGCTGATGGCAGTATTTTCGGTAGAAGCTATTTCGGAAATCACTTCAATAAATCCAAAGTCTTGCCGTATTAAAAGAGCAACGTTCACTTGTTACTTCTGCAATACTGCCATTTCTATGTGTGATGCACGCGTTGCAACTGCGATGGCAGATAATGGGGAAACTCCTATTTGTCCGATTTGTGGAAGGAAAACTGTATGTACTCTGTACGAGTTTTGCACACATGAAAATCCAAACATTATAGAGGACGTTAAGTGGAGGTAACAATGTTTGAATTTGCAACTCGCTGGTTGGTCTGCCTAGTCCTGCTGGCGGTGGTAGTTCAGTCCGAACGGACAATCAAAGACACGGCAGACAACCTGTTTGAAGAGCGGCAGGCAATGCTCGTCTGGTTGTTCATCAACGTGTGTCTGGCCGTTTGTACAGCTGTTATGATGGGGTGGAAATGATGATTCAAGATATCAACATGGTAGGGCGTGAAAGGCTGGCTTTTCTGTATGGTCTTTATAGTGGCTGTGCGAAATCCGAAACTGAGCTTAATATCAAAGGCATTTATCAGAAAATTGCTTCCGAGTTAGCTTGGTGTTTGGGATTCAACGAGAACTACAGCAAATGTTATGAGATGAACGGGGAATAACCAATGGACAACGAACTTTACTGTCCGATGAAGATGACCAGCAATCCGCTTGGTCGGTGCGTATGCGAGAAAGAAAAGTGCGCTTGGTGGCGGCAGTTGGACAACTGCTGTTCCGTCTTGCAGATTGCATTGAAGCTGGACCGCATCGAAATGAAGATGAAGAGGTGAAAACTCTTGGCAACACTCCCGAAGCGTGGTCGTGGCAGACCGCCGCTGACCGAAGCTGAAAAGAAAAAGCGTGAGAAGCGGGCGCAAAAGGCGAAAGAAGAAGCCGCTGCGAAGCGTGAGAAAGAGCGTGAGAAGAAAAAACAACAGATGCTTAACAAGCGGAAATCTATCCGCTCACAGGTGAGTAAAAAGGTGAAAGAACAGCAAGAGTTAGCAATCACGAGGTCTAAGATGCTGAACACAGGCGATTTGCAGTCGAGAATCGGTGATGAAGAGGACAAGAAGGTCATCGGCATGATTGCAGCCAAGTATTTTGGAGACCTTCCGAGCGTAGACATGAACAACCCGATTGAAGTGCAGCAGCGCCTTGACTTTTTCTTTGACGCTTGCATCGAAGCTAGAATCTCCCCTGTAGTGGAATGGATTGCACTGGTGCTGGGCATCGAATGGGTGAGCCTGAAGCAGATTATGGCGGGCAAGCGCCGTGACGACAGCTTGCAGCAGAAGTACATCCTGAAGCTGATTCTGCAAATGCAGTCCATGTGGGCATACAACGGTATGTATGGTCAGGAGAACCCGGCAGAATGGATTTTCCGAGCCAAAAACTACTTTGGTATGCGTGACAACGTGGAAGTCACCGTTGCGCCGCCTGAACAGCCGTTGGGCGATGCCCAGAGCGCAGAGCAGTTAGCTCAGAAGTACCAGACGGCTTTGCCGAAGGAGATTGACGTGGAGTACAAAGAGGTGGCAGAAGAGGTGGTCGAGGGTGACTAACGGCGATTTTATCCGCTCCATGACGGACGAAGATATTACAGAAAACTTTACGCGGGGCATCTGCGAGCTTATCAAACATCGTGACCCGGAGCGTTGCCGGAACCGTGAGCATTGCTTTCATTGCGTCAAGGACTGGCTGAAAGAGAAAAACAAAATCATGGTGAGGGCTGACAAATGGGAACTTTGATTGACTTCTCCGACCCATGCCTACGCACGTTCCTTCCTGTCCTCTTGCAAGACCACACGACAGGCAAGAACATCATCTGGGCGACAGACCCGCCGCCTGAACTGGGCGTTGGCTTTGCAGATGAAATTACGATGGAACAGTTGGATAAGGTTCAACTCGTTCCTCGTGCGCAGAAACGGCTTGCAGACCAGAAGAAGCGTACCAGCAAGAAAGCAGAGGTGTTCACGCCGACTTGGGTTTGCAAGAAGATGACAGATGTTGCCGAAAACGACCTAAAGGGCGAGGACTGGAAGGAGTATATCAACAAGACTTGTCTTGAAGTCACCTGTGGAGAAGCGCCGTTCCTGACAAGTCGATACGATACCACCACGGGGCAGATGATTGCCGTGCCGGACAGAATCGGTCTGCTGGATAGGAAGCTGAATGTTCTAGCAGAGCAGTTCCATGACTACGATATGTGGATGTGCTGGGCAATCAATGCCTACGCATCGACATACGGCTATGAGTGGCAGGGAGACAATCTCTTACTGGCAAGGTGCAACCTGTTCCTGACGCTGATCGAAAATTTTAGGTATCGGTTTGATGCTGAAAGGTTGGAAATCGGCTTCATGCCCATTTTTCTTGATTGCATCGCGGACATCATCTCATGGAACGTCTGGCAGATGGATGGGCTGAAAAAGACAGTGCCCGGCACGGACATTCCGTGCAAAATCAAAGACTGGAAAGCCGACAAAGAAATCCTATTCAAGGATGTTGGGAAGGATAACTAATGCAAACTGACAGAGGAATCTACCACAAGCGAGTATGTGACCGCTGCGGAGATGTTCTGGGCGGCAGGATGATGAACCCCGACGAATACTTCAAGGACTGGGCATGGCGCAGGGACACAGGCGACCTCTGCCCGGAGTGCTATGCAGAATATAAGCGAGTGATCGGTCGGTTCAATAGGGGAAAGAGAGGGCAGAGAAGATGAAAAAAGTTTGCGTCTATAAATGCAAGCAATGCGATGCCATCTTAGATTCTGATGGATTTTTAATTTTACCAGAGAACATTCTCGACGGAATTCTTGAATCAAAAGAAAAAGGATTTGTTTACAGACCGCCTATCAACGCATATAGAGCAGAGGACATAGTTATTCACAGATGCGACCCTGTAACGATTGGTGTCTGCGAGTTAATTGGTTGGAGGAAAATCGGATGAACTTCTACTGCACCACCGAACATTGCTCTTGCATGGGCATCAAGCAATTTTCTGCTGGCAAGGCTATCCGATGCACGGCAGAATCCTGTAAGAACAAATCTGAGCCGTCCTGCGGCTCTTGCAAATGGTACGCAGAGACGGAGGGCGTGTGTGTGAACGACCAGTCAGAACACGCTACAGACTTCGTGTGTGACGAACGTGGATGCAAGGAATGGGAGAAGAAAGATGCGCGGAAGTAATGTAATCAGGCTGGGAAATGGCATTCTACTGGACAGCAAAGGGAAACTTTTATGCCAAACTGTGGACAAGTCCTGCTCAAACTGTAAATGGCACGACAGATTCTCGTGGGTCTGTTACAACGGTCTGTCTGAGTGCCGGGCTGATTTTACAGACCCGGACGATGTGTGCAAGGAATGGGAGATGAGAAAATGAGCTACGATATTTATCTATGCGACCATGTAACGCATAAACCGCTCAAAGCGGATAGTACGCATTTTATCGCTGGTGGTATGCGAGCTATGGGCGGCACAAAAGAATTGTGGCTCAACGTCACCTATAATTACAGTCACTTCTATTATCGACCGGAAGTGTTTGGTGAAGGCGGCATCCGCTCCATCTATGGCAAAACAGGCGCAGAGAGCATCCCGATGTTAGAAAAGGCTATTGCCGCTTTGGGTGATGATGTGGACGATAGCGACTACTGGAACGCAACAGAAGGTAACGCCAAACGCGCTTTGTATGGTTTGCTGGCGTTTGCAAAGATGCGTCCTGACGGCGTATGGGACGGAGATTGAAGGGAGAAAAGAACAATGAAGAAAGCAATTTTATCTGTAGCATTGGCGGCATCTATCGCATTGTGCGGATGCACAGAAGCATCTCGTGTAAATCACAATATTTCGCAGCAGGCAAAGAATTTCAACGTCACTCGAAGATTGTCTGTTGTTAATGCAAGAACTGATACGCCGATGCTTGAAATAATCGGGAACATGGACATTTCCAATAACAGCAACAATGAACTTGTGGTGACTATTGAATTGCCCGATGGCACATACAAAAAGCATTACGTCTATCTTAACGAGTACACAATGTACATTGTGGAGGATTTGAGCGGTTCTGACGTGGATAAGTATCATTACGAAATCAACATCTTGCCGCAGCAGTTACAAAACTTTGTTCTCACCTACAATCCGTAAGCGAGGTATCGGATAATGGCTAACACGCTTTGGCATCCAGCAAGCGAACCGCCACGAGAGCGGACGCAGCCTTTGTTGCTTGCGACTAAGACAACGTGGCGTGATAAAGATGGAAAAATGTTGCAAGGATTTTCGCCGACAGCATACTTTCTCGGCTGTTACGCAGACGGTCAGTTCTGGGATGAGATAGGCGAGAGATTGCCGAAAGATGTGACGGTGACGTATTGGATGGCGTTTCCGATGGTGTGAGGTGGTAGGTATGGAGAGCAAAATTGTTTGGCATTCTCTTAAAAAAGAAGGATACCCGCCATTGTTTGACAATGGGAATGGTTACTTCTCATCCAAAAGGCTTTTGTTGTCTGGGCGGTATTTCGATTTTTTCAAAGGAGCAGTAAACAGAGGTGTATCGTGCGGAGGTCTTGTAAAAGACCTTCGACATGGAATACCAGAATTTGATTGGATGGACGATAACGGATATTGTTTACATCACTCGAAAATTGAATATTGGGCGTACATGCCAGAACCGCCTGTGGAGGAATAAATATGACAAGAAGAACATTTATTAAAAAGCTTATAGGACTTGGCTATTCTAATAAAAGAGCAAGGAGTATTTGTTATTGGCATATCAAGAATAGAAGAGCCATTGAATCTAACAAAACGCAATACATGCTTAAAAAATGGAAATCTCAAGGATATGACGAACCTATTGATTTGAAATCTTATAAAGAGCTTTATGAATCGATAAAAAAGTATGGAACCGTAGTAAAATAATGTAGGCGATGAACATGAATAATTATGTATGGCACTCTACAAAAGACTGTATGCCCCCTTCATACGCTTCCAAACTAATTCTTATGGTAAGCAATATTTGCCCAAGAAAAAATGAATATGGGCGATACATGATATTTGGATATTACACTCCAGCGTATGGAATAAATACATGGGCAGATGAATGGCACGATAAATTAAACCCAAACAATTACATTGTGACACATTGGATGTTTGCACCCGATATGCCGGAGGACTAAAAATGGATGGATTTGAAGCGCTAACAGAAGCGATGAACCAATGTGCTGCATCAGTTGAACATTTTGCAAATGCTGTCAGACAGTCCGAAACGCAGTGCGGTTACATCAAGCAAAAGCACAATCGACCTGTATACCGTAAAGGCGCAAAGCTACATGAGGTTTTCAAACGAATCATGAGAACGAGAGAGGGGTTCAGAAAATGACAAAACTCAAGAGATGTCCGTTCTGCGGTGCGAAACCACCGACTGTAAAAGTGATTCATCCACTCAATGTTGACATGGCTAGTTGGGTAGTCTGCGGAAAATGCGGGGTGAGTACTTCTGCAACATTTGGCAAGGAAAAAGCCGTCGAAGCATGGAACAAACGCTACAAAGAGGAGTGAGTATGGACAAAAAACGAGACAGCTTTACATTTCAGCGATACTACTTTGAAGCCATCTCCACGCTGAAAAGTAAAGAGAAATTAGAACTATACGATGCAATCTGTGCATATGTTTTTGAAGAAAAAGACACAACTTTGAACTCAAAAAAAGCAGAATCTTGTTTCATTTTGATTAAACACCTTCTCGATGAAGAGCAGAAAAGAAGCGATATTGCGTCAAAAGGATGGTCTACACGAAAGTCATCTCATCCTCATGTCATAAATGAGATGAAGGTCAACTCATCTATGAGTTCAAAGTCAGATGACAATGAGCCCATTGTATCAACTGACAGTCAGATGAACGTCAAGACCTTGCCGGAGAGCGCAGTCAAGAAGAAACCTGATATCTTCTCCGACTTTGCTCATGGCGATAAAGCCCTGCTGGAATCCCTGCGAGAGTTCGCACAGATGCGTACAAGAATCAAGAAGCCTATGACAGACCGGGCAAAACAGATGCTCTGCAACAAGCTGGAAAAGTTTGATCGGCATGACTGGAAAGCCATTCTCGACCAGAGTATCTATGCAGGATGGCAGGACATTTACGCATTGAAACAGGATGACCAGTGCGAGCAAAGTACGGAGATGGAGTTTCCTAGACTATGACAATGGACGTTCAAACGGTATTTATCGGGGCGCTGATGCTCTGCAAGCCGGGCGTTGTGGATGAAATTATACCAGACCTTGAACTTGACTTGTTCAGACCTGAACTGAGAGACGCTTTTGCGGCTGTTCAGGGCTATTGGACGGCTAGGGGCAAGATAGATATAGTCGAGATAAACACGCAGCATCCAGACGTAGCGCAGACGCTTTTAGCGTGTGTGCAGACCTGCGAATCGGAGTGCGTGCGCATTGACAGAGAGCAGATGCAACGTTGGGCACAGCTTATCAGAGAACAAGCTGCACTCACTCGTGTGCAAGGTCTGGCATTTCAGATGACCAGCGAGCTTACCGACTATTCTGATCTATCAGACATCTATCAGCAGATGGGCGAGGCAATGAGCCTGAAAGCTGAGGAAGAAGACGCGTGGACATACGAGGATGTGCTGAACGACTATGTGCTTCACATGGACGAGAAACCTGTGTACATCAAGACAGGCCTAGAGCGTCTGGATGAAGCGCTGCACATCTCACCGGGCGATTTCATCATCATCGGCGGCAGACCGTCTGCGGGCAAGACAGCCCTGTCCTTGCAAATAGCAGCAAGCATGGCAAAGCAGAACTACACCGTGTACTATTTCAGCCTAGAAACCAGCAAACGCAAGCTGGGCGCACGTCTGATGGCCAATCAAATATACTGCCCTCTGGACACGGTGAAAAATAAGGCGGTCAGCTTGAATGAGATTGACGGACAGGCAAAAAACATGAAGATGCCACTATATATCCGCTCCGCTGCCGGAAAGAACGTGGCGTGGATGAAGGCTCAGGCGCTCCGTAAAAAGGCGCAGGTCATCTTCGTAGACTATCTTCAACTCATCCACGAAACAGGCGCAAAGGACAGATATGCCGCCATTACAGCCATATCCATTGCCTTACACGAACTGGCGCAGACCACAGGCATTGTCGTGGTTGCACTGGCACAGCTTAATCGAAACCCATCCAAGCCCGGAGCAACGCCCACTAACTCCGACTTGCGAGAGAGCGGACAGATTGAACAGGACGCAGATGCAATCATTCTTCTGTCTGGCGATAACCCCGACAAGTACCTGTTCCGGCTAAGCAAGAACAAGGAAGGCGAGATAGGCGACCTTCCGATTACGTTTAACAAGCAGATTCAACGGTTCCAAGAGTATACTTGGATGGACTGATAATATGAAAATTGGATTGATTGACGTAGACGGGCACAACTTCCCAAACCTTGCATTGATGCGGATTTCAAGCTATCACAAGGCAAAAGGCGATGATGTTGAATGGTGGTGGAGTGATTTTATCCACTATGACATTGTGTACATGAGTAAGATTTTTTCAGACGTGTACAGCCCTGACGTGCCAGAACCTTTGAACGCTGACAAGGTGATTAAAGGCGGCACGGGATACGCGATCCGCACAGTGGACGGCAAAGAAATATTCGATAAATCGAAAGACGTTGATTTGCCGCCTGAAATCGAAAAGTCTTTCCCCGATTACAGCATTTATCCACAGTTTCCGTTTGCAGTCAGCATGACAAGTCGTGGATGCCCTAGAGGATGTTCCTTCTGCCATGTTGCAGCAAAAGAGGGAAGATGTGCCGTAAAAGTGGCAGATGTGAGCGACTTTTGGTGTGGTCAGGACGAAATAAAAGTGCTTGACCCAAACATCACAGCTTGCAGAGAGAAGCGTGACCTTATGCAGCAGTACATTGACACCCACGCCAAAATTGATTTCACGCAAGGTCTGGACATTCGCTTGTTGAATCAAGCAGACATTGAGGACATCAACAAGATGCGTATTGGTACGCTGCATTTTGCGTGGGATAACCCTAACGATGACTTGAAAGGCAAGTTTGAGGACTTTGCAAAGGGGTTTCGGCGCAAGTCAAACATTGGCATGGTTTACTGTCTAACGAACTTCAACAGCACGTTGGAACAAGACCTGTATCGCATCTACACACTTCGTGATCTGGGCTACGACCCTTATGTGATGATTTACAACAAGCCATCCGCACCGAAAGAGATTCGGCACTTGCAGAGATGGTGTAACAACAAGATTATCTTCAAGTCGGTTAAACGATTTGAGGACTACATGGCGTAAAGGAGAACGACTATGAAAAAGATTTTGACCGTATGCATGTCCGCTCTAGCTGGCATTATGTTGATGACTGGATGCAACAAACAGGTTGTAGACTTGACGTATAGCTACTCATGGGCGCAGCTGAAAATGCCTGATGGAACGATTGTCGAGGGCAAGCTGAATAGTTGGGACGATTACGAGGGCGATCAGCTGCAAGTGAAGATTGACGGCGTGACCTATCTGGTTCATTCGTCCAACGTGGTCTTGCGGCATTGAAAGCGAATACGGAATCTAAGTGCATGGGCTGTCAGCAATGGCAGCTTTTTGCATATACGCGCACAGAAACTCTACAAACGGTTTTTGAGGTTTGACGGCAAACTTATCGAACAAACACAGAAAACGGCGCTGGCACGGTTCTGCGGGGCTGTGAATGCATTGTAGAGGTCTACGACTATTGCAGGAGGAGAAAATGGAATACATGACAGCCGATACAAAGGTAAATGGGTACATGGTTTACCCTCGATTCCTCTCGACTATTGACGTTAGTCCAACAGAGAAAATTGTTTACGTTTACCTGTTCAATCGTGCAAGGTCGTCACAGAAAGCAAGCAAAAGCGGAAAGTTTGCTGACCAACTAGGGCGAGTATACATTGTGTATCCCATCAAAGACCTTGCTGCCGATACTGGATTCACGGAACGATGGGTCAAGAAGTCTCTGAAAGAGCTGGAAGAAGTAGGGTTGATCGAGCGCAAACGTGAAGGGAAGAACAAGCCCGATAAGATATACGTCAAAATGCCGGAAGAATCGTCAAAGAGTGAAAAGGGAGGTGAACAATCATTCACCTCTGAGGGGAACGATACTTCACCTGTGAGGGGAACAATACTTCACCTCCTTAATATAGAAGAAAAGAAAAGAAAAAAAGTTATTAAGAAAGCGGGCGACCCGCCCGATGGGAACGCCATCACGCCGGACTTCGAGGATGTGAGCGAGTATTTTTTGGATGCTGGATGTGAGAACAGGCTTGCCAGCAGGTTCATGAACTACTATGAGGGAACAGGTTGGATGACCAAAACCGGAAAGCCTATCACCAACTGGAAGGCCTTTGCTGATATGTGGATTGACAAGGAGCGGGAAAAGCGGCAGTACAGTGAACCAGAGTTCAATCGTTTGTAAAGGTTCTTTCCCCCTACAACCCTCTATCTCCAAAGCTACACCGTTAGCCAGCAGAGCAGACCGAAGGCGAGAACTGGCGTGAGGTTTGAGCTGGCGGATGGTCTGCGACTATTTCACATGGAGAATTGACTTCATTTTGTAGTTGATTGAATATGTAAAAATGTTGCATTGATTATTCCTAGTAGAATGCTATGGATTGATTATAATACCATAGTACATTACTGGGAATTAAACTGAGCAGGAACAGACAGAATCGGATGGTACGAGTTATTATACGAAATAATCAGCGATTATCGGGAGTAACTATATCTGCACACTATAATAAGTACGGTTATTATACAAAATAAATATAACTGGCGGAGGAATAAATTATGCGAAATTGGAACGAGAGGTGATTTTTGGGGTGTCTGATGACTTAGCGACTATCGCATCTCCCTTTCTCTAAAAGGCGAACGACTATTTCACACAAAAAATACACGACTATTTGACGATGATTCGCAAGAAAACAATACGACTATTACTCTACGACTATCAGCGAACCGCTTTTTACTATACGATATATAGTACTTTCAAAAGCTGGTTGTCTGACGACTTTACGACTATTTCACGACTATTTTATTGGAGAAACTACGACTATTGGCTACGACTATTCCAGAAGCGGTTACGACTATTTCAGCTGGGACGCTGCGACTATTGCTGACCTCTATTAGCTATCGGGCGAAAGCCCGAAAAGAGCTGCGGCGAAAGCCGCCAATGGTTCCGCGCCGTCCGCCGCGCCCCTGTTGCTGGGCTGACCCCGCCGGGCCGGCATGGTCTGCGATGTGTTGCACCGTCTGGCATGGATCCATAACAGGCGCACCCCTGCACCCTTATATACCTTATTATAATAGGCGGCTGTGCTGACCTGTACAGCGTCCGGCGTGGCGCTGGTATCTGGTATGCGCTGGAGGCGCTGCGGCGCTGTGATGCGCCCCAGCGTAGCGCAGGCGGCGTTATATCCGCTTATGCGGGGCTGGTATCTGCGGTGGTAGAACGGTAAAAATCGCAGGAAAAGCTCCTGTAAATCCCTGTGCGCTGTTTTGTAGCGTGGATGGTATAACTGCATGGACAGGATAAAAGCCGCTGTAAACGCTTGTATATGGATGCATTGCAGCAGGGCAAAATAAAAGCCCTGCACCCTCAGCGGATGCAAGGCAAAAGAAAAGCCCGGCCACATCGTGACCGGGCTTTGATAGATTTGTGATAAGGATTAGTAAGCGTAAATTTTTTCTTTTTTGGGGTTTGCGGCATTCCATGCGGTTACGAGCTGCTCCGGAGTAATGTCGTGCCCGGCAATGTGAATGTGTGCATCATCCGTCCCGAAAATGTTTACCGTGACAGCAGCGCCGTGGACGATATTTCCCGGCATGTCCATGCACATAATATGCAGGTATAGAGCAAAAAGTTCTTTGTCGCATTCGGCTGTGATTGCTTTTTGAGCGGTCAGATCGCTGTCCGGGGATCGCTTAATAGTCAAAGGAACGGATGGAGCAATGGGCTCTTTTGCCCACTGCTCTCCGGTGTCATAGATGTGCTGCCAGTGGTCATAAATCTCATCAAATGCTTCCTTGAACTTATACGGAGCACGGCGATAAATGGTATCTACCAACTCAGGGCAGGCAGTCTTGACTGCATCACGGACGGAAAAAGTACTGTACATCATAAAAAAACCTCACTTTCTGGGGCTTTTGCCCTTTTTCACAGTATATCATATCGCAAGCCCCAAAAACAGGACTTGCAAAAATATTTTTGCCCTTTTGGGCTGGGGCGGGGTTGCTTTACGGTGCAGCCCCGCTAAAGTGTCCGGGCAGCTTATTTGCTGGCCTTGAACAGCGCAGAGAAAAACCAGAAGATAAACAGGATGCTTAAAAATATCATTTTGTGTTCACCTCCCGGATACTACCGATCTCGGCGGCAGTGTACACTTTGCCGCGATAGCTACGGAAAAGGTGGATCCAGTCCCACGCATCAGCAGCGGACAAAAAGACGTTGCCAGCGCTGTATAAACCGCCGTTATATTGAATATAGCCGGGTACGATATAGCTGGGTGTCTTTTTGGCTTTTGCCGTGTCGATCTCTGAGACGCTCCACACGCTGCACCCACGCACAACAGGAATATATACTTTATCGGGGTAAATCATCGTTAAACCTCCATCAAACCACGCTAAAACGCTTGTATGTGGTGCGCTTGCTACACTCAGCGTAAATATCTGGGTGCGCTGCCTGTAAAAGCTTGCTATCGAGCCGGACGCTTTGCACGTCCTTATACATCACCTTGCAAGCGCCTGCGACAACCTCCGGCGCTCCTTGCATCATGGTGATAATTTCATCTCGCAGACTGTCCCGCATCTGCTCTGCTTGTTCTGCCAGCCGCTTATATTCGCGGTATTCGTTGCATTTTTGCTCCAAGTCTGTCATTTTTTTTTAGCCCTCCAAAATTCCTTTGTTCTTAAATAATACACTGAGGTTGCGCCTCTCGTATTCTCTCCAATTTTCACCGATTGCAAGCGCTGAG